AGTGCTGCTTCCGCTACTAGTGCATCTGAGTCCGCAGAGAACGCGAACACCTCAGCTACTAACGCTTCTGCTAGTGAAGTCAAAGCAAAGACTTCAGCTGACGCAGCAGCTTTGAGTGCAACAAACGCAGCAAACAGTGCAAAGGAAGTTGCTGACAATTTGTCTCTACTGGGTGCTAGCACACTCACTCGCAAGGAGAAGGACACCTTCATCCATGTAGATGACGCGTTCCCTACAAAACTTCTTGGCATTGAGATTGAAGGTGCTACCGAGCAGGTAACTACTACAGGTAAGGAGTAACTTATGAAAGCAACATTCAAGGACTGGGCAGAGGCAGCAGGTATCCGAGCAGTGAAGACGTTTGCCCAGACTTCTGTGACACTGATCGGATCTGGCACTGTAGGCTTCACGGATCTTGACTGGGTCCAGATCGTCTCTGTTTCTGGTGTAGCAGCCGTCGTCTCGATCTTGACTAGCATTGCCGGAATCCCTGAGGTAGAGGATGGTAACTCGGTGTTCAAGATTGGTTCTGGTACCGATGAGTAGCATCCTACCTACCATCATTGACGTGTCTGAGTGGCAAGGTGACATTGACTGGGATACTGTGAAGCACAACATCCACTTTGCTATCTTGCGAGTCCAGGATGGTGATCACGCAGATACAAAGCTTTCTCGTAATGTAGCTGCATGTCAGCGACTCGGCATCCCGTACTACGCGTATGGCTTCTACCGTAATGGTGGAACTGCTGAAGCTGAGCGTATGATCAATCGTCTGGTATATGCTGGTGGTTCAAGCTGCCGTGGCTACATCCTTGATGTAGAAGTTGAGGGTCAGTCTCATGACGGCATCAAAGCTGCAATGTCTAAGTTGAACGAGACTGGACTTGACAATGGCATATACATTGCAGCCCATCTGTTCAATGAGTACGGCGGTGACACTTACGGAGAGAAGTGGCGCTGGATTCCGACTTACGGGCCCAATGACGGGTATGCACACAGGACTCCTGGTAAGCAGTGTGATCTATGGCAGTTCACTTCTAACGGCAGTGTCCCTGGTATCTCCGGTGGCGTTGACTGTAATGCTTGTCTCGGTCGTTCACTAAAAGACTTCATCTCTGGTACTGTGACTCCAAATGAAGTCAAACCTGTTACTGGAGTAAGTGGCAACGTGTATGACATTGCAGCTGATGTGATCTACGGTAAGTATGGCTCAGGTGATGCTCGCAAGTCAGCACTTGGCTCTCGTTACAATGAGATCCAGTCGGCAGTGAACTTCATTCTTGAGTCTGACGCGTCGACCCTTGCACTCGAGGTGATGAAGGGCACGTTCGGTGACGGCGATACCCGTAAACGCCGGCTTGGATCTCGTTACAATGAAGTCCAGAAAGTAGTCGACGAGAAGTACTCGGAGAAGAAAGCAAGGTACTACGTTGTCCAGTCTGGTGACACATTGTCTGGCATCGCGAAGAAGCTCGGCTACGGGAATGACTACATGACTCTGGCTCGCACCAACGGGATCAGCAATCCCAATGTCATTCAAGTTGGCAAGAAGATCTACTATTAGGAAGGGGCGGATATGATGCCCATGTCTGAGGAAACTAAGATGGTGATGCAGAGCAAATCCGATGCGGACATCATATCCGTCTTCAACCGTATCCCATCTAGCTTGTTGAACCGAGAAGTCCAGAGTGGCACACACGACTTGCAGATGGAGCTGGCAAAGATTGTCGGTTACTACAAAGTCTACAAAGACGGAGCCGACTTCTTGACAGAGGGTTCCGGTCTTGACTACCTACCAGCAAAGTTGAACTACAAGATGGCAGCTTCTCTGATAGACAAAGAAGCTCGCTTCTTGTTTGCCGAGCCGCCTGACATTGACGTGCTCAAGTCGGATGACTATCCAGCTGATGAGAAGTACAGCAAAGCAATTGATGACCTACATCGACTTGTAGCTAATGTTTTAAAAACAAACAAGTTCGACCAGCAGGTAGTGAAGGCTGCTCGAGACTGCTTCATCGGTAAGCGAGTCGGTTGTCTGGTGAACTTCAATGAGCAAGACGGCATCACAGTATGCTTCATCCCGTCTACTCAGTTCATCTACGAGTTCAAGATGAACACCAATGAGCTCAGCAAGTTTGTTGCTTTCATCATCTTGAAAGACAGTACTCGTCTCAATGAACGCCGAATCTTCATGAAGCGGTACACGACTGAGACTATCAATGGTGAAGACAAAGTCTATCTGGATGAAGCTTTATATGATGGCATTGGTACAGAGCTCGAGTTGATCACCGAGCATATGGAGATCACACTCGGTCGTATCCCGGCAGTAGTGATCCTGAACGATGGACTTACTGGTGACCTTGACGGAGAATCCGAGATGGAGTCCCTCGAGAGTTACGAGTCTTGGTTCAGCCGTCTGAACAACGCTGACATTGATGCTGAGCGGAAGGGAATGAATCCAGTCGACTACGCGATAGACATGGATGGCAACAGTACCAAGAACTTGTCTCGAGCTCCTGGTAGTTTCTGGGACCTTGGCTCGGACCAGAACTTGGATAACTCGCATGCTTCAGTCGGTTCTATCGAACACAGTCTTTCTTACTCGACAGCATTGACTGAGACTTTGAAGAGGATCAAGTCTTCTGCTTACGAGACAGTTGACATGCCTGATGTGACGCTTGATTCCATGACTGGTGTGATCTCGAGTGGCAAGGCATTGAAGGCGGTCTACTGGCCGTTGATTGTCCGTTGCAAGGAGAAGATGAAGGCTTGGGGTCCGGCTTTGACCGAGATGGTTGACATCATCATCCAAGGCGCACTCGAGTATCCTGACACAGCGCGTGAATATGTCGACTCGATATTGATGGATGTCCCTTACGAGATTGAAGTAGACAATGTCCTCCCGCTTCCAGAGGACGAGATCGAGTCAAAGCAGATGGACTTGACTGAGGTGGAGAGTAACGTGATGTCTCGAAAGTCTTACATGAAGAAGTGGCGTGACTTTACTGATGATGAGGTCCAGGAGGAGCTCGAGCAGATCGCCTTGGAGCAGCAGATCATCAATGAAGCTTCCTTCTCGACAGGTGTACCCTACCCTGATACTTCTGACGTGAATAAAGTAGATGAGAACCCGCTTGGTGAAGGTGAGGACAATCCAGAAGATGGGGACCTTTCAGAGGCCCCTGGAAGCCTTGACAATCAGCAAGCCCAATAAACACCCATCCAAACAATTAGATGTCCTCAGATGACGTCTGGTAGCTTCTAACCTATGAGAGGAGGTCTTCGATGCCAAGTAACCCGTTTGAATATGCTAATGGAATGCGAGACAAAATCACTGCTAAGGAATCGCAGGAGATCCAGCAGATGTATGTCGAGCTTGGCAAGAAGATCGATGATCTCGGTAAGAAGTACGGGAAGAAAGACACTGCTAGTGCTCCATTGCAGCAGATGTACTACACCCAACTCAAGAAGCAAGTCGAAGCTTGGTCTAAAGAGTTGAGCAATGGTGTGTACTCGAAGGTGACACAAGCGATCGGGTCTGTGTCTGATGCCGTAGTAGAAGACAATGCAAAATGGCTTGAGTCTCTTGGTTTTAATAAGGGTCACGTCAGTGCTGCTTTCAGTAACGTGAACCAGTCGGTGGTGAACTCCATCGTGACTGGTAAGATCTATGGTGGTAAGTCTGGTTCATGGTCTCTCTCGAAGAGCATCTGGGGAGACAACGAGAAGAACCTCAAGACTATCTATAGGATAGTTGCAGAGGGCATGACAATGCAGATGGGTGTCCAGGAGATTGCCGAGAACCTACGAGACTTTGTTGACCCGACAAAGAAGTTGGATTGGACTGGTCCGGACGGTACCAAGATCTATGGTAGGAAGACTGACTACAATGCACAGCGTCTGGTAAGGACTTTGTCACAGCACGCTTACCAGAAGTCAGTATCACAAGTTGCCTGGGACAACCCGTTCATAAGTAAGATCAAGTGGATAGCTAACGGTTCTCGTGTATGCGAGATATGTAAGAAGCGCAACGGTAAAGTCTATGCATTGTCTAAGCTTCCACTAGACCATCCTAATGGCATGTGTGTGATGGAGCCAGTCATTGACGATGATATCACTGACCAACTTGCAGACTGGGTCAATGGCAAGGAGACCAAGAAGACAAAGGGCATTGACAAGTTCGCCGATCTCCTCGGGTATGACAAAGACGAACTCGCGAAGAGTCTATTGAAGACTCCTAACAAACCTAAGGTAAAGCCGAAAGCAAAGCCGAAGGTAGAAGTAATTGACAAAGTCGAAGATGTTGTTGACAAAGTTGAAGATGCTGTTGACAACATAGATGAGTTCAATAAGTGGTTTTCTAACTATAAGAAGAATATCAAGTCTGCAATTGATTCTGGAGATTATATTCAACTTATTGATAGTCTGTCTGACAAAGTGCATAATGAGATAGGCAAGACTGTAGAAAAGTACTTTAACGAGCTTTATGACCATGACTACTTTACAAATGAGGACTTTGTGAAGTACTTACTTTCAGATGACGTGATTGACGGTGTCGACGTGTCATCTGTTGAAAACAAGGTGAAGAAGCTTTTCGAATCTGAGACCGGTAAGAAGCTTGGCGACACCAAGGGTTCAATATTTAATAAGTTTGTCAAGTCTGATAAACTAGAAAAAGTTGACTCTGCAGTCAAGAAGGTTGACATTGCTGAGCTTGAAAAAGACTTGAATGAAGCAAAGAAGAGTTCAGAAAAAGCATTGAGCAAAGCCGCAAAGGAACTGCAACTTGGCAAGAAGGATGTCAACAAGATAAAGAAGTTCTTGGACATGAAAGAAGATGGCGTACCTTACGACGAGATACTTAAGAAGATCAATCCTAAGGGTTCTAGCGAGTATCTTTACGGTAAGCTTGACATACCTCTTGGTCTAAAAGGCGATTATCTTGGTGGCTACACCGAGGACGACAAGAAGAAGATTCTCGAGCTTTACAAGTTGATGTTCCCAGATGAAGCTTCTAACCTTTCTGTTGCAAACCTGAACTTCAGTGTGACTGACAAGATCTCTGCTAAGTTTGTAGGTAAAGTCATGGAAGGAGATGCTTCCATGATAAAGAAGTTCAAAGACTTTGGCATAGAAGACCGTTACATTGATAATATCAAGTTTGACTTCTCAAGAGCAACTGGTCTGTTCAAGTCTGACATAGAAGAATTGAAGCCATACATCGACAAGGTTGCTAAGATCGAAGATGAACTTAAAGACTTGAAAAAGAATGGCTTGGCTAGTGACATTGTGGCAGATAAGACTGCTAAAAACGTAGAGAAAGTGACGCTGAGGAAGAAGTCAATTGATGAGATGAAGAAAGACTTCAAGAAGTTTATGAGTTCCACCGAAGAAGAAGACAACAAGAAGATAGCAAAACTCATCAAGAGTGAGAAGAGTATCTTCGCTAAGTTTGATGACAGGTCAATCGAAGCTCTTGATGAATATACAGGTGGTCCGTACGAGAAGATCAATAGATGGCTTAGGAAAAGTAAGACGAAGTTTGATGCCAGTACAGCGAAGAGAGAAGGTTTGTCAGATAGGCTTGTGAAGATACTGAAGATACTTGACGAAGACATGGAGAACTCTAGGACTAAAGAAGACATGGTCTTGAGAAGATGTACTGACTATGGAGACCTTGTGGGTCTGTTCATGGATAGTAACGACTTCATTGGAGACAGTGCAAGGCTAGAAGAAATGACGGCAGAAGAACTTAACGATGCTTTCAAGGGATCACAGGGAGTGTACAAGGGATTCACGTCTACTTCTTCTGTATATTCAAGAGGTTTCAGTGGCTCTGTAGAAGTAATCATAGATGCTCCAGAAGGTACTAAGGGCATATCTGTTCTGACAAAGTCAGCATTCAAAGATGAAGAAGGAGAGTTCCTCTTGGCTCCTGGTACAAAGGTCGAATGTGTCGGTATCGAGAAGTCAGAAGACTACCACAAAGATGCTTTCGTAAAAGTATTCCTCAGGATCGTGTCATAACTAACAGGTATATAATTGAATTAAGATTGTAGCAAGGAAGGAGTGTCTATGTCTAGAAATCTAGCTTCAAGTAACAGCAATGAATTTGACGAGAGGATCAGATCAGAAAGTATGGCGGCAAGTCCAGTTAAAGTATCAGATCTTACTTGTGCTGATTGCAAGTTCAGGTATGATGATTCTGACCCATTTAAAAATGGTCAGGAGAACAAAGATGGACGGCTTTACGGCGTAGTTACAAAATGCTACAAGTATGACCATAAGCCAGAAGACGTCATGTCAGGTGAGGAATGTGAACTGAAAGAAAAATAGCAGTTTACATGCTTCTGCATATGGTTTAAGATGTCGTTATAATGGCCATAGGGGCCTAAGTTGGAGGAGGAAAATGTCTTCTTCAGAAGTTAAGATGAACTTGAAGAATAAGATTGCAGGTTCACTATACGGTTTCTGTATAGGCGACTCTCTTGGTGCTACTACTGAGTTCATGGATTCAGATCAAGTCATCGCTAAGTATGGTCGAGTCAAGGACATGATCGGAGGTGGATGGTTGAACCTGAAGCCTGGTGAAGTCACAGATGACACCGAGATGACTATGTGCATTATTGATTCGTTCTTGTCTGACATTGACTCTTCAGATGTAGATGTTTTTAAAAAGGACGTCGCGAAGAGGTTTGTAGTATGGCTTGAAGGAATGCCAAAAGATGTTGGTGGTGCTTGTCTGGCAGGCATCGAATACTTTGCTGACAATGGCAAGTTCATCGACAGGGATGATGAAGTCCTTGGAAATGGTGCTTTGATGAGGGCTCTCCCATGTGCTCTTCTAGGTCTATATGATCACAATGACCAACAGGGTGTGATCACCCACAATTCCTTGAAGTCAAGAGAAGTCATTCAGACCTATTCTAAGATCATTCAAGACCTTCTCATGGGTAAACCATTTGACACGGACGTAAAGGGGCCTCAGAAGCCGACTGGGTGCCTCACGAATACATTCAACAATGTGCTATGGTGGAACAAGATCGGTAAGACTTACTTACAGGTCGTACTTGGGGCCGTCAATGACGGTGGAGACTCTGATACAATCGCAGCAATTGCAGGCTCGATCGCAGGTTTGAGGTTTGGTCTTTCTGGTATCCCAGGCAAGTGGTTGAAGATGGTGCCGGTTGAACTCAAGAAGAAGATCGGAAAGTTCACCGAATATTGTCTAGAAAATATTGACTATTAGTAGTATACTTCGAGTCTTACTTGTGATATAATTTATAGGAAGGCGGAGCTATGCGAAAAGCTGAAAGTGGTCTTTTGGCAAAAGTCAAGTGTCCATCATGCGGAGCAGTTTCTTTCATCTCCACTGTGCACAGTTCAAAGTTCAAGTACAACAACTTGGAATATGATCTGACATACGAGACTTGTCCAAAATGCTTTGAACCTGTTTGTCTCCAAGTAGATGACAAGCATTCTAAGATGATCTTGAAGAGAGAAGTAAGTCTACTACATGAAGCTTTCGCCGGTTCGCCTTCAGAGAAATTAAAAATGGAACGCGACAAAGCGAAGTCAGACCTCGAGAGTGCGAGGAAGAAACTGGAAAACAAGTTGGATGGACTGGAAGTCAAGCTTGATGACGGTTTGACTCTGGTCCTCGACTTTTCAGGAAACCAGTCCTGACATAGGAGAACTTGCAGAGAAGCTTCCATTTGCATATAGTAAACTCACCATGGAAGTCATGGACAAAGGAGAGAACATGGACCCTCAGAACCAGAACCAAGTAGACGACCAGAACCAGAACGGTGACCAGAACAATGGTCAGAATCAGCAGGTGATTGACCAGAACCAACAGGTTCAGAACCAGCAGGTGCAGACTCAGGAGAAGACGTTCACCCAGTCTGACGTGACTGCAATGATGACGAAGGAGAAGCAGGAGGGTCGCAACAGTGCTTACAATGCACTCGGCATTGACCCGAACAATAAGGAACTCGTCAACATGGTGAAGAACTTTGTGGCAAGCCAGAAGCCTGCTACTGATCCAGATGACGGCTCCGGTAACTCGGCTGAGTTGGAGGATGCACTTCGTCGAGCTAATGAGGCCGAGGTGAAGGTCGAGTGCATGGCTGCTGGTGCAAAGGCAGACATCTTGAACGAGGTGTCGGTCCTTGTTGACAACGCCATCAAGGAGAACGAGTCTAACGGTAAAGAGATGAGTGTCTCTGATGCGGTTGCAATGCTTCGCAGTAAGTTCCCTGATTGGTTTGTCGGTGATGATGCTTCTCGTCAGCAAGAAGCCAATCGCGCAAAGGGAACAGGGTCTACTGTGAATGTGACGTCTCTCCAGAATTCCGACCCTGCGAAGACTCAACCCGGTTCTATCGGTAAGCGTCTCGCAACTTCTCGCCGTGCAAACAGTGGGAAGTCTAATTATTTTAAAAATTAGTCGAAAGGAGATACTATGCTGAACAAGTCTGGTATCACCAAGGAGACCCTCGGTGCTCCTACTCAGATTCTCGCTAATGTCGAGCATCAGTTTTCTGTCGGTTGTGTAGTTGCTCAGGCCGTCGGTACAGTTGTCGGTTCTAAGAAGATCGCCAAGGCTGGTACGCCTATCGTGATCGACTATGGCTCGCTCTCCACGGCTGCTACTGCTGATACCGTCGGTTCTACTGCGAATGCCGTCCTTCTCCATGATGTTGATGTCACTGCTGGCAATGCCAACGGTACTGCGCTGATCTTCGGTTTCGTCAACATCAACCGACTTGAGTCCGATGTCCAGGCAAAGGTCACTGCTGGTGCCAACAAGGTTGCCAACGTGTCTTTCCTCAAGCTTTAAGATAGGGGGATAGCAAATGACTATCTTTGATATTGTTCGTGCAACTGAGATCACTGCTTACTGGGAGGAGCTCAACCAGGATGAGGCTCCCTACCTTGGTGAGACTCTGTTCCCCAACGAGAAGAAGCTCGGCCTTGATCTGAAGTGGATCAAGGGTTCCAAGGGCCTTCCCGTTGTCCTGAACACTTCCGCTTTTGACGCTGCTTCCATTCCTCGTCCCCGTATCGGTTTCGACCGTCTTTCCGCGGAGATGCCCTACTTCAAGGAGAGCACCTACATTGACGAGGAGCTTCGCCAGCAACTCAACATGGTGATGGAAACTGGCAACCAGGCTTACATTGACTCCATTGTCAATCGTGTCTTTGATGACGAGACCAACCTTCTCCGTGGTGCCGCCGCAGCCCGAGAGGCTATGCGAATGATGGCACTGACGACAGGTTCCGTCGCGCTTACTGCTAACGGCCAGAACTTCACCTTCGACTACGGCGTGTCCCACAAGGGTTCCGTGACTACGTCTTGGTCTAACACTGCCACTTCTGATCCCATTGAGGATATCCGAAAGGCAGCCGAGGCTATCCAGGATGACACTGGCGCGACCATCACCCGTGCACTGTGCGACGGTGCTACTTGGCGCAACATCCGTAACAACGACAAGGTGAAGAAGTCCATCTTCGTCCTGTCTAACGGTCAGGCTGTTGTCTCTGACACCCGACTCAGGGAGTTCATGCTCCAGGAGCTCGGTATCTCGGTTGAGGTCAACGACAAGCGCTACATCTCGTCCACTGGTACTAAGACAAAGTACGTCCCCGAGAACACCTTCGTGCTTATGCCGGACGGTAACCTCGGTAAGACTTGGTTTGGTACTACTCCCGCCGAGTCCGACCTGATGTCTGGTTCTTCTGCCAATGTCTCCATCACTGACACTGGTGTCGCAGTCACCACTGCTCAGAAGGTTGACCCGGTGAACGTCGAGACCATCGTCTCCCAGATCTGCCTCCCGTCTTTCGAGGCTGCAGATGAGGTCTACATCCTGACTACAACTGCTTAGAAGTAGTCTGAGATAAAGCAACTAGGGCCGGGCATAGTCCCGGCCCCTGTCGTAAGAACGGAGGTAATCAAATGCCAATGGTGAAGATCACGAACGGCGTTGAGGAGTTCATTGTCACTGACGGTGGCTTCCATAACTTCTATGAGCCCATTGGTTTCCATGAGGTGAACAACGATAACGATCCCGTTGAGTCTCCTCACGGTGCCGCAGATGATGGTTCTTCTCTGCTTGACAAGCCTGTGTCTGAGTGGACCGATACAGAGCTTAAGAACTTTGCTCATGACAACATGGTAGGTCTCAAGGGGATCAAGACTCGTGAGGGTGTCGAGGAAGTAGTATCCAAGTACCTTCTTGAGAATGGTCTTCAGTAGAAGAGGAGGAGACTATGACTCTGGACGAGATCGAGACCATTCGCAGGGAGACTCGAGAAGTCCAGTCTCCTTACTTCGAAGACGGTGACATCGAATACTACTATGAGAAGAACGGTGGGAATCTTGAAGCTACGATCTATGATCTACTTCTAGTCAAAGCAGAAGATTCTACTATCAGTGTTTCTGGTCTTTCTACTTCTGATACGAGTGCTTACTTCCGTCGACTTGCTTCTCGCCATCGTCAATACAATTCAGGTGTTGTCGATGTATAACACGAAGTTCGAGACTTACAAGCTTTCAAGGTTGATAAAGCAGTCAGGTAAAGACTTTGTCATAAAGCGCAGGACTCGAAACGAGTTCAACGAGCTTTCTGGTGAAGTGGTGACTGTCGGGATGCTGAGAGGCATATACCATGAAAGCAACTCCTATGAGACAGAGACAGTAGGTGATGCCTCGATCGCGAGGACAAAAAAGCAGCCTATGGTTCTTTGTCTAAAAGAAGAAGCAGATGTTCTCGATATTAAATATGGAGACTACATCGAGTTTGAAGGCAGGAAGATTGAGTTCGTCAAAGCAGTAGATGTTCAAAACTGGGGAAAGATAGCTGACCTTAGTTTCCAGGAGGTTGATGAAGGTGGCGGATTCGGTAGTAACACTTGACATTGACGCTGAAGAAACTATTGCAAAACTTGAGCAATTGAAGCCAAAGGTGATGGCGGCAGTCGAGATGTTGCAAAAGTCGAATGCAGCTAAACTCAAGTCCTATATGCAAAGGAACAGACCTTGGACTGACAGGACTGGAGAAGCAAAACGTCGTCTTGATGCAGTGGTGTCGAAACCGAATGACCATACCGTGAGGATCACGTTGTCACATGGTGTTGACTATGGCAAGTGGCTAGAACTTGCTCACGAAGCTAAGTATGCTATCATTAGACCTACTATAAAGAAGGAAGGCCCGGATATCTACGACGAGTTCCAGAACTTCCTCGAGAAGGTGGTTAAATGATAGACCCGGTTAGTTTTAAATATAAAGAAAACAGGTGGCAAGACCTGTTCTTCTTCTTGAAGTCGAAGGGGTTCGAAGTCTATCCCCCTTCTACTAAGACTGGAGACTGCCTCAGTCCGTACATAGTTGTAAAGTATGACGGGACGTCAGCTGTTACAAGCTCAGACTCAGTCAGAGACCTCTACAACATCATGTGCTATGTGCCGAGGAACAAGTATTCAGAACTGGAGTCATTGGTCCAGTCAGTGAAGGAAGCAATGGCTGAGTTGAAGCCGATGTTCCTACCTTACGATGGCGAACAGACTCCAGCATATTTTGACGACGCAGTGAAAGGACATTACGTCGGTATTGAATACAAGAATTACAAGCTGAACTATTAGGAGGTTAAACATGGCTAATCCGAAGAAGTCGAAGGCTGAGATCCCTACTATTGATGTTGCCCTCGTGACTATTGAGGACTCCAGCGGCAACGAGTTTGGTTTTGACACCTCTAACTCGATTGCAACAGAGCCGCAACTTGAGACTCAGGACGCAGTAAAGCTTATGATCAAGGGTAAGTTGAAGGCGCAGAAGAAGGAGAAGTCCACTCTTACTGGCATTCAGATCACGCTTACCGACAACGTGTTCAACCCTGAACTCGTCAAGATGCTCCAGGGTGGCTCTGTGACTTACGGGTCTGATGGTGCTTTCCAGACCTACACTCCTCCCGTCCAGGGTAGTGATGACACCGGTAAGGAGTTCACTTTGAACGCCTACAGTGCTCAGTACAATGCAGCTGGCCAGATCGTCGGCTATGAGAAGACATCTTACCCGAATTGCACTGGAGTGCCGGTCTCGTTCAACTCCACTGATGATGAGTTCCGTGCTCCTGAGTACACCATCAACAGTGCTCCTGCAGATGGACAGGCACCTTACAAGATCGAGATGGTGAAGACCCTTCCGGTTCTCGCAGATTCTCCTAGTTCTTCTAGCGTCTCAGCTTAACAGTAACTCCTAGAAAGGATCAATCATGGAAGCAATTGAAGGCAACAACAACATGAAGGTAACCAGCATTGCAGAACTTGCACTCTATGGCAAAGGTCAAGTAGTCGAGCTTCCGGAGTTCGGTGAGGGACAACGTTTCTTTGCACGCCTCCGTCGTCCGTCTATGATCATGCTTTGCAAGACTGGCAAGATACCGAACACGTTGCTTGCGAAAGCAAACGAGTTATTTAATAAACCGAATGCCACGATTGATCCTTCTTCTAAGGACTCTTCCGAGACTTACGAGTTGATTGACATCATTCTCGATGCTGCTTTTGTGGAGCCGTCTTACCATGACATGGTATCTGCCGGTATCCAACTTACTGACGAGCAGATACTTGCAGTGTTCAACTACACCCAGAATGGTGTGATGGCTCTCGAATCCTTTCGTCGCAAGCGAGAGGTGCTTGAACGTTCTCGCCATAGCAAAGACGTTCAACAAGCTTCCGAGTGAAGTCCTCTCCATCAAAGACGAGTTCACAGCATACTGTTTCGACGAGGCAATGACTTTCATAGAAGCAAAGATGCGAGATGGAGAAGAGCCACATTACTCGAAGAAGTATAAGTCTTTCGGTGAGTACATAAAGACATTGGACTTACAATAGAAGGAGAAAGGAGCCTAGGATGGCGATTGTTGCTGGAGCTATCGAGGGCTACCTTGACCTTGACATTGAGAAGTTCAAGAACGCACTCAGTGAAGCCAGTGATAAACTAGATTCCGCGTCGTCTAAGATGGAAGAGTCCGTCGGAAAAGGCACAAGCGGAATTGAAAGCAAGTGGGACCAAGCAACTTCTAAGATATCAGCCGGAGGAAACGTAATCCAAGGCGTTGGAGCAAAGATGTCTTTGTCTCTGTCGGCTGGTATCTTGTCAGTTGGCGCAGCTTCTGTTACACAAGCAGATCAAGTCAATAAAGCTAGTTCTACTATTCAAGCTTCTCTTGGTCTTGCTTCCGATGAGACAGAACGTCTTACTGATGTAGCACGCCAAGTCTACACGAACGGTTTTGGTGAGTCACTTGACCAAGTAGCAAATGACATCATCATGGTTCGTCAGCAACTTGGAGACTTGAACAACACTGATCTGAACTATGTGACGACAGGTGTCCAGAACCTTTCAGACTTGTTTGATGCAGATGTCAAAGAATCAGTCCGTGGCGTGAAAGTCTTGATGGACAACTTCGGGTTGTCTGCTCAAGAAGCCATGGACTTGTTTGCTTCTGGTTGCCAGAACGGTCTTAACGTATCTGACGAGCTCGGTGACAACTTGTCTGAGTATGGACCAAGGTTCAGTCAGATGGGTTTCAGCGCTGAGGAATACTTCCAGATCCTTCAGAACGGTGTCAACAACGGTGCTTACAGTCTCGACAAGTGCAATGACTTTCTGAACGAGTTCCAGACTGCTCTCTCCGATGGTCGAATGGATGAGAACATTGGCAGCTTTAGCCAGTCAACGCAAGACCTTTTCCAGAAATGGAAAGACGGATCTGCTACTGGCAAAGAAGTCTACGAGTCAGTCATCTCTGATCTCGGGGGAATGTCTGACAAGTACCAGCAAGCTCAAGTAGCTTCTGCTATTTGGTCTTCACTTGGCGAAGACAACGCGATGTCAATGATCACCGCGATGAGCTCTGTTGGAGATACTTACGACGACGTCTCTGGCAAGTCTGGAGAGATGGCAGATCAAGCCAGCCAGTCACTTGGAACACAGTTCACCTCGACGATCAGATCAGTGCAAGACTGTCTGGCTGACCTCGGGTCTACAGGTACAGGTCCATTGACTGACATTTTGAACCTTGTCAAACAAGGTGTTGATTGGTTTAAGTCTCTCGATGACGGCACCAAACAGATGATCGTGACTATCGCACTTGTTGTTGCTGCGATAGGACCTGTGGTATCTATTGTCGGTACATTAATGTCTGTGTTGGGACCGATTGTATCTGTGATCGGTACTATTGTCACAGCTGTCGGTGGAATTCCAGCAGTGATAGCAGTTGTAGTCGCAGCAATTGTCGGACTACTTGCTACAAATGAGGACTTCAGAAACGCAGTCATTGGCATCTGGAACGCGATATGCGAAGGTGCACAACAGATATTCCAAGCGATTGCAGACTTCTTGTCTAGTGTGTGGCAGGGGATCTGTGATACAGCTATCGGCCTTTGGAATGGTCTTACTTCGACTTTGTCTGGCATATGGCAGGGCATTCAAGACACGGTGTCTTCAATCTGGAATGGTATCAAGGACGTCATCTCGACAGTGTGGAACACCATTGTCTCTGTGGTGACAGGTTCGATCACAAATGTCCAGAACATTATCAGTTCTATCTTGAACACCATCAAGAGCATCTTCTCTTCAGCTTGGAATGCTTGTAAGACGACAGTGACAAATGCTTTCAATGGTATTAAAAATGGAGTGTCAAACGGCATCCAGACGGTGTTGAACTTCGTGAGGAACTTGCCTGGTCAGATCAAAAGTGCACTCGGTAACCTTGGAAACCTGCTACTTGGCGCAGGTAAGTCAATCATCAATGGCTTGCTTCGAGGCATTAAGTCAGCATTCAATAATGTGAAGTCGTTTGTCGGTGGCATTGGCTCCTGGATTCAAGCTCACAAGGGACCAGAGGAATACGACCGTAAACTTCTTATTCCGAATGGTGGATGGATCATTGAGGGCCTCGGTGAGGGGCTTGAGAATGAGTTCAAGTCTGTGCTTGACCAGGTTGATGACTATGGTCAGCGAATCAGTGATGAAGTCGGGTCTAAGATCTCGATGGAGCCAATTGACTTGGCAGCCTCAATGCCGTCTACTGAGTCTATTGACAAACTTTCTTCGACGGCAAAGTTGATGAGTAAAGTCTCTGATATGCAGAAGTCACTTGGCATTGGAAACGAGTTCTCGTCTAACTACTCGAACACGAGTACGTTCGACTATACTCGCTTCGGTCAAGAAGTAGTGAACGCGATGAAGGACTCTCCGATAGTGTGCAAGACTGACATTCACATGGAAGATGGAGACGTGTACATGGATGGTGAGAAGGTCGGACGAAAAGTAGCTCCGACTGTCTCGAGAGTTCAGGCGAAGGAGGCAAGCAAAGATGACAAGTGACATTGTAATCAATCGGCGACTTGGAGACGCCATCTCAATTGATGGTAGTGATGTATACGCAGTCTTCAATGCCGATCTTGTCTCCTTCAATTACTCACCTGGTTCAGTCAAGTCAGATTCTTCAAGGAAGATTGGAAAGTCCGGCTTTAGTCAGTACGGCATAGACTTTAGACCTGGGTCAATTGGTCTTGTGTTCTACATTGTCGGTGATTCAAAGTCGGACCTCCTGAAGAAAGCTTCTGACTTGATTGTTGCTTGTGGCAAATGCATGATAGAGACAGATGTTGATTTGACTTCACAGTATGACTGTGTGATGAGTTCTTACTCAGTCAGCTTGACTGGTATAGAATGGGTAGCGCAGTTGAATATCGTACTTGACGCGATCCGTCATCTACCACTTGTAGTGAAGAAGGCGACTTCAAAAAGAAGCATTCACATCTACAATCCAGGTTCAGTTAGATCTGGTATATGCATCAAAGCTACGCACCATCTTTCAAACAAGACTGATCTTGCATTCTCTGTCAACAATGAACAGTTTGTTATTAAAAATGTGACACAGAACGAGCCAGTAGTTATTGACGGAATAAACGGAAAAGTCACACATCTTGGAGCTAACAAGATTCTTGATTCGACGTTGACTTCTTTCCCTATTGCAGGGATTGGAGAGATGACAGTCGAATGCAACACCTCGGTAGACTTCGAAGTAAGTTTCTATCCGACTTTCGTCTCTTAGTAGGGAGGTATGGCAATGATAGTAGTACATGATCCAGCAAATGCTTCTAATTTGATAACGTTGTTCATTGAAGATGATGCATGGTCAGTGAAGCATTCTTACAACGGCTTCGATACTATGTCTTTACAGGTTGACTCAAAGTCAGAGTACGTGAAGTACTTGAAAGAAGAAGTCAAATTGACTGTGATCGGTCTTCGAGGTCAAGACAATGAGTTCTTGATAAAGAATGTAGATGACCGAAATGGTATCCTGTACATTGATGCTGACATCAATCTTGATGAGTGGAAAGCTACTATCATTACATCATACAGGAAAGTCAATAGCTCACTTGATGACATTCTCACTTCAATCCTTCCGAATGGTTGGTCTAAGTCTGGACAAGAGAAGTTCACCAAGAGGACTACGATTGAAGCAAATGAGGGAAAGCCTCTTGAAGCAGTCACACCACTTGAGATCCTTGACAAGTGTCCAGAAGCTTATGGTTGCGTGTTCAACTTTGACACGCTGGCTAAAGTAGTGAAATGCATTGATCCAAGTGAATACAAAGCTTCAGGCGAGTTCGTGATGAAGGATCTGAATATGTCAGATCTCGGGTTCACGGGCTCGTCTTCTGGGTTCGCGACACGGCTTTACGCATACGGTAAACAAGACGAAGATACCGGCGAGTATCTGACTTTTGCAAGTATCAACAATGGAAAGCCGTATGTTGAAGACATCTCCTACTGTGACAAGATAGTATGTGTAGGATGGAATGACGAGAGGTACACTGTAAAAGAAGATCTTCTCGCTGCTTCAAAAGCTAAACTTGCAGAGCTCAGTAAGCCTACTCGTTCATATGAGTGTTCAGACGTAAGACTTACTTCTAACACCTACCTCTACCAGATAGTCACATTGATAGACTCTGACAGGAAGATCAGAGTAGACCATCAGGTGATCGAGTGGATTGAAGGCGGGAACAGGAACAATGACTCTGTGACTTTGTCGGCAGTCGTACCGTCGATCGCGTCGCTAGTCAAAGAGAAGATAGATGTTGATTCGAAGATAGACCAAGCAACTAAAGACTTGACTTCTGCTTACAACAAGGCAATTGAAGAAGCTACAGAGAAGATCAAGGGCTCCTACGGTGGTTATTTTAAATGGGTATATGACGTCAATGGCAACCCGATGGAACTTGTCAACCTTGGAGATTCTACAGACATTGACGAAGCACAACATGTCTGGCGTTGGAACAAAGAGGGACTAGCTCATTCGAACACTGGTTACAATGGAACTTATGATCTGGCATTGATGGCTGACGGTTCGATAAACGCGTCTATGATGACGGTTGGAATTATCCAGGGAGGCAACTCCTATTGGAATTTGAACACTGGCGAGCTTCACGCTAACGGTTACTTCAGGACTTCTTCTACAAGAGACTACGTCCAGATAGATCCTGAGTTTTCTCAGTATGAGAATGAAGGCACAGACAAGATGAAAGGTGCCGGAATCGAGTTCGTGTGTTCTGAGAACTACATGAAAAGTTACATTGCTTCTGAGACTTTCACTAAAGAAGAGGGAAAAGTATCAGCATTGACATTACATGGCGGATATGTCAAAAAAGGAGATCCAGGTGCGTGGATGAGAATCGGTGAGAGGAAGCAATATGACAACGACACGAAACTCGGAGGACTTCTAAGGTTATTTTGCTATTCAGAGTATGAGAAGAGTTCTAAGTCAGAATCATATGCTGGCTTCTATGCAAATGCTCCGGAAGTCTCAGCGAATGACGCGACAAATGCAGGCATTGAAGTAATTAAGAATGTAGAAAATGACAGCTACGTTGTCGGTATTGATGCTAATGCAGACAACAAGTTCTTGAGTTTTAGTGGTTTTGTTGGCACTTTTAATAAGCTTGGTACATTCCCAGCAGTCAACTGGACTTCAGCTCAGACGATAACTCCATTCTACACGAACACGTTCTCGGCGACATTGCCAAGCCCGCCTAAGTATGGTACATACCGTCCGCAAGCGACAGTTGACCATGTGATGTCTGATGGCAACAAGCTTATTTGTTCTGTTGCCAACTGCGGTCCGAGTGGATGGAACGCGTATGTATGTTCTTTCCCGAAGAAGGTGGTGACTTCAGTCGACGCGAATTGGAGCCACACAGGTGATGGCACAGTCAAGAACTTGAGTATAAACGTGAACACCGCGACTCTGTTCCCGTCTAACTCTACGACTTTCTTGTTGTTCACATTCGGTGTCCTTCTTCCAAGTTAGGAGTGATGATGGAAGTAAGCAGAGAGAAGTATGACGGAGTCAATTACGGCTTAGACTTCTTTGTACCGGAAGACGAGATGTCTGACAAAGCAAAGGAGGCTTTCATAAGCCAGTCAAGTGAGACTTCATCTATGTCTGAAGGTAATCCAGGATGTGGTGGTGTCCATTACATGATTCCTGAAGCGGCTTTCGCGACATACGGCCTGCTTCTCGGGACGACATCACATGAGGAGACTGCGAAGTTCTTGATGTATATCAGGGACAATGGAGAACCTTCTCCTGATCCAGAGACTGGTGAGAACGCATGGACGAGCGCCTACAATGAACTAGAAGCTCAGATCAATGGCAACCAAAGTGAAGTGGGTATATACACTACCAGGATTGATGATGGGCCTCAGAAGGCATCTCGTAGCCTCTCAGGTATATCTAAGACTAGGTCTATGCTAGGTCTTCCATCTTTAGGCAATGAGTTGACGACTTTCAGTGCATATGCTGAGACGCCAGAAGTTGATGACGGATTCTATAAGATCCCGTCTTCTATCTATGACATGATAGATGAAGACGCAGTCGATAGAGCGCGTGACAGTTTCATTATGTCTTTGACTGCAAATGCAGACTTACGGGAAGGAGATGAGCAATAGATGGCAAGGACTTTCGAATTTGATCTAGACATGGACAAGACTCGTAGGAGCAAGACTATTTTAGCAGTCCGTGTAGGAGACATCGGGTCTTCTGTAGTGAAGGCGAACATCAAAGCCGATGGAGAAGATTATGTTCCTGCAGGTTCAAAGTGCTACTTTGAATGCCTGACTAATGCAGGTACTTCAGTGAGGACTGAAGCTTCTCTTTCTGGATCTATTGTGACAGCTACACTTCCGTCTCAGGCTTTCAAGAAGCCGGGTGTGATCTCGGTAGCATACTTCAGGTTCGAGAATGGGACTTACAACAACCCGTCTTACGTCGAGTCAACACAGAACTTCTCGATTGTCGTCCCTGACTCGATTGATGACAATGTTGATCCGAAAGACTACATCGCCGACTGGCGAGCTATCACAGAGATTGAGGAACAGGTAGATGCAGTAAAGAATGCAGCTACAAAAGCAAATGCTTCAATCTCATCGGCATCTTCTAATGTCTCCACAAGTGAGAGTGAGTTCATTGAAGACTTGACAACAAAGCAACAACAGCTGAATGCCAAGGTCGAGTCTTTTGACACGAATGCTAACCAGCAGATTGAGGTTTTTAATAACAACGGTAGCCAGGCGATCTCGTCTTTCAACTCGAGAGCAGATTCCGCGATCGCGAGTGTCAATTCTCAGACAGAGACTTTGAAGACACAGACTGACAAAGCGGTGCATGATTCTAACAATGCACTAGATGGCACCACAGCTTCTAACATCAACAAGAGGATGGACACTCTCGAGCAGTCTATCAGGGACTTGGACCAGAGTAGGATCGAGTACCCAATCACGGTAGCAAAGGGTGGCACTGGTGCAACAGATGCTTCGACTGCTAGGGAGAATCTTGGCGCCGCGGCTTCTTCTCATACACATTCTACTCATGACATAACAGATGGGCTTTTGCCGGTTTCTCGAGGCGGCACAGGAGCTCCGACGGCGGCTATTGCAAGGGACAATCTAGGCGCAGCAAGTTCAGTTCATGAACATTCAGCTAATGACATCACGTCAGGCGTGTTTCCAATTGAACGAGGTGGCACAGGTTGCTCGACGTTAGAAGAAGTCAAGACAATTCTTGGAGTTGGAAGTAACTCAAAAGTCTTCTCAGTCGAGAACGGGAATGTAGTCCATGCAGACTTTGAGAGCTCAGGCAACACATACAAAGGCTTGACTAATGTGTCTTTCTTCAAGTTGACAGTTCCTGATCTTCCGTCTGTCCCATCTGAAGAAGACATCAATGGCAAATGCTTGTTTGTCAAGTTTGACAAGCCAGAAATGAGTGTGAATGACTACATTGCCATCAAGGTGAACAATTCTACTGAGCGTTACTTCGTCGGTGGAGTTTCTCCTACTTCTAACAACTTGACAATGTTCAAGTGGAACTCGTATGTGTATGGTAATTCTCCAGTACCGATGTCATTTTCTGTGTTTTCTAACTACTACATCAGTTCTCAGTGGAGGGACATAGCTATCATACCAGGTGGCTATTCAGCTTACACTTACGGAGGATCAAGTGCAAGTTATGCGTGGGATGTATCCAAGGGTGGAACTGGTGCTACTAGCGCATCTCAGGCGAGAGACAATCTTGGAATCACGCTTGCAAATCTTGGCATCACCTCAGGCACAGCAGATCCGCCGGCTACTGGAACTCCTGGTCACATCTACATTAAGGTGATGTAGCCATGGCTTTCAGGAAACAAGTCGCTATTAAAAACGGTAATGAAGGAATTACAAATACAGACAGCCTTAAGTACCATGTCATTGTCCAGATTGGACTCGGTGACATAGTTGACTTGAAGACTGGATCGGTAGAAGTCTACATGGCTTCTCAGGTGTATGTAGAAAAGGGATATGGCCCAAGCTGGGCAATTGCAAACTATACTTGTTCTCAGCCAAAGATTGTCAATGGCACAGAACGAGTATTTCTCGGAGATCAAGGTTCATATGGAGCAAACAGAGACTGGACTTTGATAGGCACTTACAACAGAGGAGACACAGTCTCCATCTCGTCTAAGTGCTGGTATACTGCAAGCTCAGGAGCGTACCATGAGTCTTTTGCTGAGTTGTCTTTCACGATACCTGAGTTTCCGAAGCCGGTAATCACGAGCATCTCCCCAAGTGGTAAAGTAAACAGGACTAAGGGCAAAGTCACAGTGACTTCTTCTGTCACTCTTGGCAACTTAGATGCCGTAGGTACATTTGTAAGGTTGACTTCTCTCGTGTGCATGTTTGCTTCTGCAGATACAAGCCAGCCAATGTCTGATAGCATCGGCTTTGATGCTACATACCCGACAATGCCTGATGCGACGAACCCAAAGACAGAGACATTAGACTTGACTGAGCAGTGGATATCAGGTGCTCTGGCTGGAATGACTGACGTGCACTACCTTGGTTTTACAGCAAGTGCGATGTATGAATGGTACGGTAAGAAGGTAACAGTAGATGCTCCGTTCATTCTTCTAGAACTAGTAGATTCAGTGGAGTTACCAGGCACATTGTATGTGTATGATCAGCAGGGCAATCCAAGGCAAGCAAAGCTTAGTATCTATGATGAGTCTGGCAATGTCAATGAGGAAGTAGAAGTTTACTTCTATAACTCTTCAGGAAAGCCTATACAAGTCCAGTGACTTGTGATACAATGAGTTTGAAGGAGGTGACAATCTGTGAGGATTGATTATCTTGAGTCTTTGTCCCACGAAGAGCTTCTTTCTACAGCAGAGAAGCGAGGGGTGGTCGGATGTGAAGAGAAGGACGACAAGGAGCTTATGAAAGCACTTGCTACTTTTCCGGAGAATGACTACCTGAACTGCAGTGAGTATGTGGACGAAGCAAATGTAGGTGATCTAGTAGCGTTCAGGACTAAAGCCTACAATGTGAAGTCAGCCAAGATCGTCTCCAAAGATAATGTTTCTAAGAAGGCATGTCTTGAGACGAAGTATGGTATGAAGTTCACAGTTGACTTTGATGACATCATCTGGGTCAACACCAACGGTCATTGGCCGAAGTGGGTATACAACCTGTTGAAGGGAAAGTATCATGAAAGTAGTAGAGCAGACGCTTAGCGAGAAAGAAGCCGAGGAAGCAGTCAAGACTTTCTCGGAACTCAAAGCAAAGAAGGACAAAGTAGACAAGAAGTTCGAGCAGGCAAAAGCTAACTTCTACAAGCAGATGGGAAACTTCCTTGATGCGAACAGTGATTGCGAAGACAACTTCTGGTTCGACGATGATAGCGGGAATGTGTTCTCGGCTACAAGGTTCTTCAAGACCAAGGTGACTTTCTATCCCGAGAAGGTGAAGGAGATTCTTCCAGACTTTGTAGATGAGTCTGAAGTCATAACTAAGATCGTGACAATCCTTGACTGGGACGGTTTCTCCAAGTTGTTGAAAGCACATGGTGTGAAGTTCTCCGATGTGCTTCCGCTCATCAATGTCCAGAAAGAAGTATCAAAGGATGCTATAGACCAACTGGTTGAAACTGGTGTTATTAAAAAAGAGGATCTTGCTGGCACCTACGAAGTGACAGTCGGTAAGCCACAGTTCAGGGTGACTGTTAAGCGAGCCGAAGATGGAACCGAGTAAGTCAAAAGGCGATCAGCTCGCAGCAGTGATACTTCATTACGGGTTGGCAGATAGGATCTATTCTAGACAAGACAAGATAGTCTGTCCGTTCCATCCTGACAGGAACCCGTCAATGAAAGTTGACTATGAGTCTGGTGAGTTCTATTGTTTCGGGTGCGGTGCTCGAGGTGATGCTTTCACCTTCATGAAGAAGATGGAGGGAATGAAGAGGAACCTCAACTCACTTGAAGAGCTAGTACTGTTCCAGAAGATAGTCAATGGCACAGTGAAGTCTGAGCTTCCATCATATTCTAAGCAGTGCCCAGAGGCTACCAGATCCTCTCAGAGGCAACTTTATGTTCAGGCCTATGATCTATACCATGGTCTCCGTAAAGTCGACTGGATGTCACCTGAGACACCTGAGGAGATCAGGATAGCTTCTTATATGAAGGATAGAGGGTTTGGTCCCGAGACTTTGGCGGAAGTCAAAGCAAAGGTGACTTACAGAGACCCGTACCAGTTGATCTTCCCGATACTTGACAATGGCAAGTTCAAAGGTTGGGTGTCCAGGACAGATGATCCTGAAACTGCTTCATACAGGAAGTATCTTTACAACAAAGGCTTCAGAAGGTCTAACTGCTTAGTAGGCGACTATGGGAGATTCGGAGACGAACGAGATGACTACGTAGTTGTTGTCGAAGGGTTCATGGACAGATTGAAGTTTCTTCAGTTTGGAGTCAAGAACGTAGTTGCTTTGTTCGGATGGAAAATGTCAGAAAACCAGAAGCAAAAGTTGTTTGACTGTGGTATAATGAATCTAGTCTCCGCATTAGACAATGATGAGTGTGGAAGGAAGGGGACGGAGTGTCTTAGAAAAGACTTCAATGTCACTAGGATGAGGTACTTGAAGGGTATCAAAGATCCAGGAGACATGACACAGGAGACTTTCGACAGGATGTGGAAAAGGACGATGCGTGATTATCGTCAAAGTAGAAAGGTGAAGTAATGGGACTTCTCGACAGCATCAAGAGCGACATTCAGAGGACCGGCTCCAACAAGCAGAAGTTGGTATACTTCCGTGATGGTACGAAGAAGCGTCTCCGCTTCCTCAATGACATGGAGGATGGTCTGGAGATCAACATCCACTCCAACTGGGAAAAGCGGATCACGGCAGTGTGCTCCGAGCATTATGGTAAGACTTGTGAACTTTGTGAGCAGGCAGAGGATCCTGATTCTGGCTTCCGTTCTAAGACTCACTATTGTTGGTCTGTGTATGACTACGACGAGAACAAAGTCCTTCTGTTCATGTTCGCAGTGACTCGTTGTTCTCCTCTTGCTCAACTTGCTGCGATCTATGAGAACTATGGTACTCTCTGTGATCGTGACATCATCATCACCCAGGTCGGCAAGGGTATTGACAAGACCTTCACTGTGATGCCTATGGACAAGCAGAAGTTCAAGAACACGAAGGCAAAGCCCTACTCCAAGCAGGCCGTCCTTAAGATCCTCCGTGAAGCTTATCCTGACACTGACAAGTACATGGGCAACACGAACGAGAAGCTCGATGAGTTCAATCGCGTAGTCAATGATGACGACGAGCTCATGGACTCTTCTGAGTATGATGGCAAGTCCGCAAAGGAGCTTTACAAGCTCTGTAAGGAACGAGGCATCGAAGCAGTTATTAAAAAACCTGCAGCGTTCTACATCAATCTTCTTCTTGAGGATGACAAGGCAAATGATGACTGGGGCGATGAAGACGACTGGGATGATGAAGAGGGCGGAGATCCCGATTCTGATGACTGGGACGAGTAAACTTTAGAATTCAAGGAGTAGTCAGATGACGTTCGAATCTATGTTTGGTCAGCAAGCTTCTAATCAGGAGAAGCTTCTTTCTAGTGGTATGTATGATGACTTTTCAAGCATCGACAAAGACTCTGTGCTTCCGGTAGATGATCCTAAACTTTGCAGTTATCATGTGCAACAGCTTGTCTCTGAGATCGGTGAAGTGCTTGAAGCTGACAAGCGTTGGAAAAACTTCAGGAACGAGAAGTGTGACTCAGCTAACAAGAAGGACGAACTAGCAGATTGCTTCATCGTCTGGATGAATATGTGCTTGTATTCTGGGTTTGATTCGTCAGACATGGCAGAGGCAATTGAGAAAAAGCTCAAGGTTGTCTCTGACAGGATCGAATCTACTTGCAAGTAATCAATGATGAGGGGAAGCCGAAAGGCTTCCCTTTGTCTTTATAGAAATGGAGATCAGATGATCTACATAGTTGAAGGCATTGACAGGATGGGCAAGTCTACATTTGCTAACAAGCTTTCTGAATGGATTGGGGTTCCAGTCTATCATGATGATGCTACGACAGTAGACCTTGGCAATTGGATGGACAGTCCGAACGAGACTGACAAGATGTTGAAGATGCTGAACATTCTTGACTTGACTAACTCCCCAATGATCTTTGACCGGTTCCACCTGACTGACTTCACGTATGGTCTTATCGACAGGAACTACATCTACAAAGATGCACTTGCTAATCTCGGAAAGATTGAAGATCGTTTATTAAATATGCGTCAGCACGTCTTTATGTACTACATGTTCGACAGGAAAGGACCGGCACGCGCTTCTGCTATGGATGGTCGTGACTTGTCTTTGCACTACAAGACAATGGACGCTGCATTCCTTATGTCTCCTATTGCTTCTACTAGGATCGAGTTTGATGACATCGATCGTGAAGTTGAAGAAGCTGCTAGGAAGTTCTATTCATTGAATGAGAACATGGTTATGGAGCCTAGGCTGGAGGACGCGAACAAATGTCAGTAGGTGTCTTTCTTGCAGGCAACATGGCTACTAGCAATGACAATGTAGTCAAGTTCTTAGTTGAGTCTTTGACTGACTTTCTTCCAAATGAAGACTTCGTTTTGATTGACAAGTATAAGTCTGACAAGCTTGCTAGAAGTTGTTGCTTCCGCTCAGTCAAGTTTACTCCAGATGATATCACAGGCTGGAAGGATGCTAGGAAACAAGCTAAAGACATCTTGGAGAAAGAAGACATCTCAACATTGTTGTTGATGAAACTTCCTATCTATTCTAACTTCAACTACAATGACTGCAGTGTCGGTGGCAAATTCTTCGACAAGGAGAACGACCAATACGCTTTCAATTACGTATCAATGAAGAACTTCTACTTCTTTCTGACGTTAGTTGATGTAGCTTCTAGTATCTGTGATCATGTGTACCACTACGTGATTGATCCGGATGAAGCAAGGCTTGAGCAGATCTTCCATTTTAAAAACTTCAGTCGACTTTACTTTGTCGATGGTGATGACTATGACTTAGCTCCGTATTGGAACTACAGGTGGAAGCAGATGTCAAAGTTCTATGAAGTCGAGAAATACAAAGACTTTGTTTTCTATTGCTCTCTTTCTGGCAATGGTCGAGACTGGTTGAGAAGCATTAAAGACGACTTGGAGAGCAATTGCTCACTTGACATCAACCTGTGTGATACTAACAGGAAGGGCAAGGGCAAGAAAGCTTTCGTAAAGCAGGATGACTACTTCGCCTTGTTGGCATCGTCAAAAGCTACAGCAGTGATCCCCTCGTACAATCCTGCTACTTTTAGTTGGCAGAGATTCTGTGAAGCAGTATGGTGCAATTGTCTACCGTATGTCTTCAGGTCTTGTAATTTGTCTGAAATTGAGAAGTCTTTCCCAGATATCTATGATATAATCAAATCAGAGCTTCTGGTAGACGGATTCTACGAGATAGAAAGTAAGCTTAAGGACAAAGACTTTTGCTCAAAGAGTTCAGAAGTCCTTAAGGCTATCAAAGAATCTGAGTCAATGCAGAAGCTCACAGATATTGGCAGTGTGAGATCATACTGGAACAAGAAGGAGTGGTAAGAATGCCAAAAGTAGGTTACAGTTTTTGGGGCTTCCTAGGGGACTACAAGATGGACAACAAGAAGAATCTTGTGAGCACGCCAGACGGGAACGCTTTCTATTCGTGGGCTATCATCAATGGTCTTCAGGAAGCCGGATATGATGTCGTCCAACTTATGCCAGACCGTGACAAGCCGGCTTATGAGTCTCTCGGTAGTGAAGACTTCAAAGCTTTCGCCGGAAGTGATCGCGAGAAAGCTTACCTCAGGACTTCGAAGGTTGACTACATTGATGATGTAAGTAAAATGTCTATGAACGACATTACCAGAAAGTTTGACGAGAAGCTACAAGAGGCCCCAGAATTCATTCTGCATGAATGGAGGATGGATATTAAGGGTAGGAATGACTATGACTCCAAAGATCGCCTAGGTGCTTCTTGGCAACCAGATGTATACATTCAGTACTGCATCATCTTGTATTGCCTCTATAACAACGTGCCGCTTTTCATCTTCGATCTTGACTACAAGCTTTCTTACTCTGAAGCAAAGAGACTGAAAGAACTTGGTCTCAACTTCTGTGTAGTAGAACTTGGAGACAGGTGGAAAGCTATCGAAGACATCAAGTCTGTCAAAGTGGCAATTCCCTTCAGTAAAGAAGCTATTGAAGAACTTCCAGTCATCTCTGACGAAAACTGGATTGAAGACTCTCTCGTCTATGTCGGCAACCGTTACGAGAGGGACTGGTGCATAGACCAGTATTGGCCAGACGGACTTGCCGACACGAAGGTATATGGAAACTGGCTTGAAGGCGGACGTGATTCTGCTGAGACGTGGCCAAACATCAACTTTGGTCCAAGGCTTCAGACGGCAGACATGTTCAAGACTTACTCGAAGGCTGAGACTACTATCTTGTTCGCGAAAGCAAGTTACTGTAAGTACAAGTTCATGACAGCAAGAGTACTTGAAGCAGTTACTTACTCGTGCGTCCCGTTGTTCATTGCAGACTATGGCGAAGACCTCATCAAGAACTATGCTGGCAAGTATGCTTCACTGTTGACTGTGAGGAACAAAGCCGACGTCGTTGGCAAGTGTTTCGTGTTCAACAATCTTGAACTTCGCGAGAAGGTTATTAAATATCTTCGCCTTCGTCTTGGCAGGATGCATGACTATCATAAGTTCATCTACGAGCTCGAGTATCAGAAGAGGTCAATGTAATGTTCAATCAACTTGGAATTATCTGCAGAGCACAGACGGCAGACGAGGCTTTCAAGTTCTGGTGGGATCTTCTTTCTACTGGTGCTGAAGAAGAGCAGCTAGATTCTCGAGACGGAGAAGTTGTCGGCGAGTTCTTGAATGCAATCACCATCATAAATGATCCGACTCGCAACTTCATGAGTAATCCCATCAGGAAGATGTCGGTCAGGTACACGGTCGGTGAACTCGCTTGGTATCTCAGTGGCAAGAGGGATCTCCATTCAATCGGTTTGATCACGAAAGCATGGGAGAGGTTCTCGGACGACGGTAAGAACGTGAACTCCAACTATGGCTATTGCATCAAGGAGAAGTACGGCTTTGACCAGTGGGACTATGTCGTTGACTTGCTCAGGAAGCATCCTGATTCTCGTCAAGCAGTGATCCACATCAAGGAGCCAAGGGACACGCCTTCTAAGGACGTCAACTGTACTGTGTCACTTCAGTTCTTCATCCGTGATTGCAAGCTATACATGACGACATACATGAGGTCTAATGATCTTTGGATGGGCTTCCCGTTTGATGTGTTCCAGTTCACGTTCATGCAGATGTTGATGGCAATGGAACTCGGAGTTGACCTTGGTACTTACACGCATATCGCAGGTTCACTCCATCTCTACCGTCGCGACTATGAGCTCGGTAAGAAGCGTGAAGAAGAGGCTGAGTAATGTTTGATCTGCATCGCCACGACGAGTACTCGACTTTCGACGGGTACGGGAAAGCAACTGAACTTGCAGCTTTGGCTAAGGAACTCGGTTACAAGTCTCTTTGCACGACTAACCATGGTAACACGAATGGTCTCATCCAGACTTATGAAGCTTGTAAAGTCGAAGGCATAAAGCCTATCCTCGGTGTCGAGGGATACATCCTCCCAAAGTACAAGGAGAAGACGCGAGGCTACCACCTGATCTTGATCGCGAAGAACCTCAAAGGCTACGGCAACTTGAACCGCATCCAGTTTGAAGGTGACAAGCAAAAGTACTACAATCCGATCTGGGACTTGTCTTTGTTGAAGAAGTACCATGAAGGTTTGATTTGTACTACAGCTTGTATTGCTTCTTACTCTTCACAAGCTATCTTGAAGGGGCATCCGGAAAGAGCTGAGAAGTTCATTGTCGAGCTCGAGAAGATCTTCGGTGAAGACTTGTATGTCGAGATACAACCATATCCGATCAGTGATCATGGAGTCCAAGAAGAAGTCAATCTCGGGTTGATCGAGATGTCAAAGCATCACGGCTGGAAGATGATCTTGACTTCAGACTCGCACCGAGGTAGACGAGATGACATGTCGACATACTGCAAGATGCATGAGATTGCTGGTCACAACATGGACCACATTGTCGACACGTACTCTGAGAGGTACATGCCAGCTCCTGACGAGATGTTCATGAGGTTCGTGAAGATGCATGGCAAGGATTTGAAGCCAGGCAACGCGAAGAGACTCGCGAAGGAGATGTATGCAAACCTCGACGAGATCGAGGCGAAGTGTGAAGATGACTATCTGAAAGATCTTCCACTGGTCCTTCCTAAGATTGACGACGGTAAGACGGATTCCTGGAAGCTTCTTCTTGCTAATGTCAAAAAAGGTCTCAAAGATAGAGGCAAGTACAGGAAAGAATACATTGAGAGATGCAAAGAAGAACTTGAAGTTATTAAATATCACCACTTCGAGGACTACTTCTTGATCGTAGCTGACTACACGAACTGGGCTAAGGACCATGGTATTCAGGTTGGGCCAGGTCGAGGCTCGGTCTGTAACTGCTTAGTTGCATATGCATTGAAGATCACAGAAGTTGACAGCTTGTTCTTCGGACTTGACTTCCGAAGGTTCTTGCGCAAAGACAAGAAGAACTTTCCAGATGTCGATCTTGACTTCGAGACTTCTCGTCGACATGAGGTGATAGAGTACCTTTGTAAGAAGTACGAGGGACACGCAGCTAGAATCTGTTCTTACGGTCTTTACAAAGTTGACAACCTTCTGAATGATCTTGCTAAAGTGTGTGGTCTTCAAGTTGAAGTCTTGAACGACAAAGGCGAGTACGACTTGAAGATGGACAAAAAGACACTTGCTGAGATCAAGAAGTTTGTCAACAGGTATATCGACGGCGCGACTGCAGTTCTAGATGCAGAAGGTATGCTTAGTTCTCCGCAGGGCATCCAGTACAACAAGAAGTACGACAACATCTTAGCACACTTCTCGAAGCTCTACAAGAAAGTGCGTTTCATCGGTACTCATGCAGCAGGTGTTGCTATCACAGGTGGTAACATTCTTGACTACACCGCATTGAAAGTAGATTCCAAAGGTGACGTCTACACTTCGTACGATCTAGAAGATATCGAGTCTATCAACGTGATCAAGTTCGACATCCTTGGTCTGAAGACGATGGAGTCAATCGGAGATCTTCGCAAGGAGACAGGAATCACAGTAGACTACACCGAGATCGTAAATGACGAGAAAATGTTGACTAACTTCCGTGAGGGTAGGACTGATGGAGTCTTCCAGTTCGAGAAACCTACGGCACGTAACATCCTTTCTCAGATCAACTGTGACTCGTTCAATGACGTTGTAGCAGCGTCTGCAATGAATCGACCTGGTCCTCTTAGTACTGGTCAGCCTGAGATGTACGCGATGAACAAGTACAACAGGGATGAAGCTGAGAAGCTGTACTACTACAACGAGACTTCAGAGTCGTATGGTACGATTATCTATCAGGAGCAAGTCCAGAGGATATGTGTCAACTTGGCTGGTATGGACTGGCAAGATGCAGACAAGGTCATGAAGATGATGAAGGGCTCGCACATGACTGAGTCAGCACAGCGTCTCTACAATGAGATGAGGGACGAGCTTTTCAAGAAGTTCATCGAGGGCTCAGTCAAGAACGGCTTTGACAAAGAAGCTTCTACAGACCTGTTCGAGAAGATGACGACTTACACTTTTAATAAGGGTCATTCAGTCGGTTACAGTTTGATCTCCATGGAAGAAATGTTCTACAAAACTTACTTCCCGAACGAGTACTGGTTCTCCAAGCTAAAGTACGCGAGGGATGACTCAGAGATGGGTCGCTTCCAGTCTTTTGCTGTAGCAGATGGTTCGATTATCTTCCTGCCTCATGTCAATTGGTCAGACCCCAAGACTAAGCTCAGGAAGATGGAAGGTGAGAAGGTGATCCAACTTGGTCTATCTACGATCAAGAACGTAGGCGAGAAAGCTTGCGTACAGATCAAGGAAGAGCGAGACAAGAACGGAGTCTTCCGTTCATATGACGACTTCTATGATAGATGCAAGTCTCGTCTGGTCACCTCCCGCGTGATTGACGCTCTTCATGAAGCAGGTGCTCTCCAGTTCAACAAGTCAATCTACATATCCGGTGTGACTAAATACAATTCATCGCTCATGGCTAGGTCTTAGAAGCTACCAGTCCTTATCTGGTCCTTTCTAACACATCGCATATATGTCTTTATAGGCCAATTCAAATAGGGGCCTTAGACGCCTTCTGGTTGCCTCAAACTTATTGTTTACTTCAAGTGTAGATTGGCTTATAATGTTTCAAAAGCTTCTTCGGGAGCTACGGCAAGAAAAGCCAAGATGCTAGGAGGCAAAATGAGTATAGACATGATACCTGAGATAGACCCTGAGTCAATAGTCGTGATCTACATGGACGGGCTTGAGGTCTTCGACGGTTACTACGGTGACTATCCATACAACACCAGCATGGCTAAATGGGTCACAGCAGACCCTGATTCCCTCGCTGACTACTACATCTACATGTGATACTAGGGGCTGGCTCCAAACTAGGGGCTGGCCCCTTTCCTGTCTAGAAGGAAGGAAGAAGATGCCGAAGACAGACAAAGAAGCAATCATGAAGTTGTGCGCTGACATCAACAAGAAGGAAGGTGAGGGCACAGTCTATTCCCTAGGTTCAAAGCATGCCAACCTTGACATCAAGAGATGGTCTACTGGCATCGAAGACCTTGACGCGATCATAGGTGGTGGTATGCCGGAGGGACGAGTAGTCGAGATCTATGGAGCTGAGTCAAGTGGTAAGACTACATTACTCTACCATCTGATGGGTCTCCACCAACTCGCATTGGACATCCCAGTTGAGGGTACTTTTGACGCTGACCGTGCTAAGGTCTTCGGGAACAGGCCGAAGCAACTTCTCGTGTACAGAGCCAAGTATGGTGAAGACGCCATGAACAAGACATTGAAGTTTGCTAGAGCTGGTATCCCGATCATCGGCATCGACTCAGTCCCGTCTCTGTTCCCCAAAGATGACGCGGAGAAGATCGAGAAAGCTGCAAGTCATGATTCGATCGAGGAGTTCAGGATCGGTGGTATTCCCCGTCTGTTGACAAAGTACCTCCCTCCCATAGAGATAGCCTTGGAGCAGTCTGGCACCACGTTGATCTTCATCAACCAAGTCCGAGACAAGATGAACGCCATGGCATTCGGCGAGAAGACAGACACACCCGGTGGACACAAGCTGAAACACGCCTGTTCACTTCGAATACAAGTTGCTCGTCGCCAGTGGATCGAGATCCCGAACAAAGACCCGCGCAACAGTGCTGCTAACGAGAGGGTCGGACTTCTGATGAAGTTCAAGGTCACGAAGTCTAAGGTGTGCAACCCGTACGGAGAGTGCATCGTCCCGCTTTTCTTTGACCGTGGCTTCGTCTCCTTTGATGATGTCCAACCTATCAGGAAGGAACTGATGAAGGCTAGGGCTGAGCAGTTCGGAAGGCGTGTGACTAAGAAAGACATGGAGGCAGTTGGAGATGAGTAAGCAAGATCCCGACCACTACAAAGTCCATCCGATGGAATGCTGGGACGAGATGGAAGCAGTGTTCCCCGAGGAGATGGTGAAGTCCTACTATGCTCTGTGCGCATGGAAGTACAGGTACCGTGCAGGGTCTAAAGTGGGAGAATCTGCTGATGAAGACCTTGACAAAGCAGATACCTACATCAAACGTGCTGCTACCTATCGAGAAAGGCACCCGAGATGATGTGTATAGAGGTGCCGGGCTTCTCACTTGACGACACGTTCAAGTCAAAGCAGTGCTTTTCTTGGACTCGCCGGTACAGTCCTGTATCAGACTCATTCTCCTACTTTGTCAAGTCTGGTAAGAAGCTGGTCCGCATGTTCCAGTCAGGCAAGAACAGACTCTGTGTGTCTGGCAAGGAAGACGGGTTCTTTGACTATTGGTTCAACTATCTCGACTTGTCTTACGACTACACGCAGATCCCGAGGATGTCTTCTAAGTTCCCGATGCCAGTACACGAGAACGTCGACAGAGCCCACTTGCTAAAGTTGGAGCCGATGGACGCGATCTTGTCAAACTTGGTCTGGGACCATTGCACAAGCTTTGAAGCAAAGAAGAGGTATGATCTTGTCTGTCTAGAATGTTGTGGTGAGAAGGTCAAGAACTTCCCGAATGCAGGCAGTTTCAGATGGTACCCGACTCCGACTCCAGAAGAACTTGCTGAGCACATCCCACAATTGAGGAGATTGTTCTCGGGGCAGTTGGGAGTCAAGTTGGCCAGCATCTCGTCTTACATGTGTCTGTCTCCTGAGCTTCTAGACCAGGACATGGACCCAGAAGAAGCAGTGATGTTGTTGATGGAGTCAGGGGCAATGTCTGAACGCCAAGCAAGGCGTGTCGCCAGAAGCTGTTACGGTCTTGATGACATGTGCATCCCGAAGAAGTACGAGAACAAAGTCATCAGGCACAGTTGGGGTACTGACTTAGAAGAAGTGAGTTCGATTGACATGGAACAGCTTGAGGGCCATCTGGCTCTCGTAGGAGTCTGGTTCCAGAAAGGTTGTGAGTAGATGGGTGTAGTAGACGATATTAAAAAACAGGCTGCTTCGAAGAAGATAGTTGTTCAGACTAGTGAAGCTGAGAAGTTGGCCCACATCTTCAACAAGATGTTCTACCTTGACAAAGATATCGAGAATGAAGTCAAGTTCCTACGTAATGTGATGACTCGAGGTGCTGAGTCTCAGGAGCGAGTCGGTCTCCATGCTAGTGCGATGTTGGTATCTGAGAACTCGTTCTGTTGCAGGCAGCAAGTCCTCTCACTTGTCTACCACATGAAGCAAGGAGAACAGACTTCAATCGGCTTGATGAGGATCTTTGAAGAGGGCAACGCAGTCCATGAGAAGTGGCAGAGACTTCTGATCCGTGCTGGCTATTCTACATGGGACCAGCTAGACAACACACAGTTCTCCGACAAGTACATGATGTCCTACACTCCAGACATCATCTGTCGTGTCCCCGAGTTCTATGACGGTCTTATGGTCGGTGAGATCAAGTCAGTCAACACCTTCTCTTTTAAAAAACAGACCAAGCATCCCTCAGCTTGGAAGCAGTGCCAGTGGTACATGCATTTGACTGGCATCCACAAGGGCTTCGTCCTATCTGACGACAAGAACAGTCAGGAGTTCAGGATTGAGGTCTATGACTATGACCCCAAGCTAGTAGCTCCATTCATTGACCGTGCTGAGCAGATTGTCTGGGCTTACCGTCGTCTAGTCGATGACCATAAACTCGTCTCACGTCCATCTGATGCAAAGTCTCCTACTTGCAAGAGATGTAAGACTTGCCCCTGCCAAGACAGTTGTTGGGGTCTACCTGGTGGGCGTGTCCGTCTATAGTCTATACTTGGGGCTACCAGATCCTTTCTGTGGCCCCTTTTCTATATGAGCCTATAGAATATACCTATTAGAAGTCAAAGAGGTCCAGATGTCATCTGGTGGCCTCATAGAAAGGATCATGATGGGATCTACATCTGACATAGTCTGTATCGGTATCGACCAGTCTTACACCGAGACTGCTGTCGCAGTATCAAGGGGCATGAAGGTAGTCCATGCTGAAGCAGTTGACTTCTCCTCGTGCAAGAAGAAGTGGGAGAAGCGTGCAGCAGTATCTGCAGTTTTAATAAGGCTTCTGGATGAGTACAGTCCAGATGCAGTCGTGTACGAGAGGATGCGGACTTTCTCGCAGAACAATCTCGGCATCTCCTACATCCGTGCTACTGGGTCATTGAACGGGTCTATCGAAGACACAGTCAAGTCTAAGTTCCCGTCTATCCCAGTCTACACAGTCGACACACGCGCTTGGAAGTCAGCAGTGGTTGGTTCAAACAAGCCAGCTCAGAACTCGTATGGTGTCAATGAGAACAAGTTCCCGACTGTAGAATGGGCAATGCGGACACAGAAACACATGAAGAGCAGTTTCATATCAGAAGTCAAGTCCAAGCGTAAGAACAAGGGCACGTTCATGTCTAAGTCTGGAAAGAAGTTGCACATCGACGACAATGTCTGTGATGCCATGGCTATCTCCCAATGCCTGGTGAGATGTGATCCAGCCGTGTTGAAGCCCATTGAATAGATATACCCACAACATATACCAGAGGCATCCAGTCCTCATCTAAAGCCCCTTTACGGGGCTTTATTTATGTATACCCATAGTCAATGAGTGCCTTCCGCAGAGGACATCTGAATTGTATAAGTTTTGTATAATTTTCTCCATGTAGAAGTAGTTGAGAATCTGAGTTTTCTAGATCTGGCTATGCTGGATATGTCCATTGAAGTCATGGACTTGTCCAGATGAGAAAAAGTGAGATCTACAAGAATTTTAGGCTTATGTTATAATCGGCCTTGTCCGTAGGGCGGCCAAACAGGCCAAACGGCACGACCCGAGAGACAGAAGCCAACGTTAGATAATAGCTGTTTAGACAAGAGAGAAACAGATATAGATATAAGCATAGCAGATAGCAGACATAGCAGATATTAAATAACAAGCTCAGATCCAATATAGATCTGGGCTTTTGTTCTATATATTGCATGTCTTACTAGCTTTTATCTATCTCTTCTTGTTCAAAAAGCTTAGATTCTTGCCTGTTTCTATGGTCTATCAAAAAAAATGCAAATTCTGCTGATTCTGCTCAGTTCTTTGTGATACTATGGAATCACGCCAATCCGGCGGGTTTCCAGTAGTCTAGAGAGACAGGAGTTCAAAATGAAACCTACCAAGAGCCTCAAGCAGAAGAACGTTTCCATCTGCTACGACTTCTACACCGATGACGACATCAAGGAGATGGAAGAGGACACCGACACTTTCTTCACCTCGTTCGATGGTGAGACCCTTCGCATCTCGCTCTCCAAGGTCAAGAACGTGTTCGTCGACAATTGGAACGGTTTCCTGGTCAATGCAGTGAAGCTCTACGACGGCCGCGTCTTCTACGTCGAGATCTAGAAGGAGTTGAAGCTAGAATGGGACTTAGCTACAAGCAGCAAGTAGTTCTCCCGATCCTTGAGGACCACTTGAACCCACAGTACGTGAAGCCGGCTTTGGAAGACAGCGATCTGGTCGAAGAGATCTACAGTGCTTCAGTCAAGGTCTCGGACAAGTTTGCTTTGGAAGTAGCATTGAACACGCTTTTCCACTACTTCTTGTGTGTTCTCGACAGAGAACGAGCAGAACTGTGATATAATGTTACCGAGGGGAGTGACGGAAAGTTGCTCCCCTCCCAGTAAGTCTTCAGAGGAAGGAAAGTAAGATGGCAACTATGGAATACCCGAAGTCTCAGGACGGCAAGGATCTCATCCCCGGTTCCAGCGCCGTGTTCTTCAACGCAGCAGATGGTGAAGCATTCACCGTCGTGGCAGTTTCGAAAGACTACGTCTGGTGCAATCGCAGTGCGGTATTCAATGACGGCGACAACATTGACGTCTGCGAAATGATCAAGCTCAACCCGACTCAGCTCATATCCCATGAGCCCAGTAAGTTCGACAAGATCGCGAACGAGATCGAGCGGATGGCTAAGTTCCTGGCTTCGCATGACTTCAAGGGTGATGCCGACATCGTAGCTAAGTTCGAGTCTGAGAAGATCATTGACAAGATCTACAGTGTCTACGAGATGGAGAGGCCTTCGAATGATTAAGCTTGGAGACCTTGATGGTCGAGTCTATGACGGTAAGAACTGCATCCAGTTCACCTACGCCGGTTTCTTGTTCATGAGGGACGATGCTGAGTCAGACTGGGTGGTCCAGAGTGTGATCCCGTTCTCCAACGGCTTCATGCCAGTCACTTTCTTGACAAAGGTAGATGCACATGATCCGAACAATGTTCCGATGGTCTGTGCGACAGGTATGCTTCAGTTGGTGAAGGCATGCGAGGAAGTATCTGACACGTTGGCTCAGGTCTCCTACATGGCTTCAGAGTCGGCAAGGGGTATGTGATGCCCGGTCGGTCCGGAAGGTTCTACTACAAGAACGAAGCCGAGGTGATGGAGTCTCTGGGGATGAAGCAAGTCCCCGGAAGTGGCAATGGATGGGTTGCTAAAGAAGATGGTGAGAACGAGCACGTCTTGTGCCAGCTCAAGTCTACAGATGCCAACTCCATCTCGGTGCACAAGCTGGACTTGGACAAACTTCAAGTCCATGCTTTCACCGACAAGAAGATCCCGGTGTTTGCAATCCAGTTCCTCAAGTCAAATGAGATCTACTTACTCGTAAGGCCTGAGGAGCTACAGGAGGTGGCAGAATACCTTGACACAGGTATATACTCATGTGAAGACACAAGTGGCCTCAGAGGGCTTCTGGATGCCTCAGATGATGGTATGGAAACACCACGGAATGTAGTCAAGTCGAGTTCGAGTTCGAGAGAAAAGTACCTCGAGTCGATCCGGCAGAAGTATCGCAGGGAAGGGAAGTCTGCATTATGAAAGTAGAAGTCAAGATCGTAGTCTCCAACGGCGGCTACAACCAGAACGCGAACGGCAAAGTCGGCTTGACTTTGTCTAGTAAGTATTCTGAGCTGGCTAATGTCGTCCAGCTCACCCAGATGCTCAACCAGAACACCAAGCTTGTAGCTAATGTCCCTGGTTCTAAACAGATGGTCGTCGGTGAGATGTTGCTCGACTTCATCGGTATCAATCATGACGGTACTAGCAAGATCAAGTTCAAGGGCTTGTCTGACTTTGTAGACATGGACGTGTTGCACATGCTTCCGTTTACGACTGATGATGTGTCTGAGTTCAGCGTAGTTGCTTCTTGTGACATTGAGGAGGAGGTGGATGATGACGATGACGACTGGGGAGACGACGAGTAACTCCAACGGCTACTTCGAGCTCGGGCGGTTGAAGACGAGTTCTGCTAAGAGTCTAGTAATCACGGAGTCTCCAAATGGTGGTTTCCTCATCGGGCCGGCTGTGACATTGACTAACAGTTCTGGTCAGACATACGAGACACACCCGAAGGGCACCAACACCTGGCTCAAGACGGTCGATGACTTGAAGGCTTTTCGAGACATGGTAGACAGTGCTTACGAGATGGCATTGTCGAGACAGTCTTCTTAGAACTGTGATATAATGTAATGAAGGGCGGGTCTCCGCCGAAGATCAAAGTAGATTGGAAGAAGAAAATGGCAGTCAACTACAGTTTCAATGAGTTCGTCCAGAACATGGTCAAGTACGATGAGGGCACCCTGGATCCCGCGGTGTTCAAGGACATGGTCGGCCGCTACGGACAGCTCACTGTCCATCTTGCCAAGCTCATGGCTACCTCCAAGGACACCGTCCTCGAGATGACCAAGCTCATGCCGGACTATGTAAATGCCCGTAAGGCACAGAAGGTCCTTTGTGAGCATGCCTCCGCTGACTTCGATGGTGAGGAGGACGTTGAGGTCGAGGGCGAGCACGATGCCAAGGTCGAGTCTGAGCCCGAGACTGAGACTAAGAAGCCCGTCAAGAAGGCCAAGGCTGAGAAGAAGGCCAAGGAGCCAGTCGAGGAGAAGATGGATGCCGAGCCTGAGGACCCGACTCCGTACGACGGCATGAATGCCCGTGAACTGTTCAAGATGTGCAAGGAGCGTTGCATCGACGTGAAGGCCCGTCAGAAGGCGGCTTTCTACAAGGACATCCTGCTCAAGGACGATGCTGCGAAGGCTGAGCCCGTCATCGAGAAGGAGCCCGAGGTCGAGGAGGACGACTGGGACATCTAGTCTCGGTTGACAATCACAGGTATGAATGGAGCCGATTAGAGATGGTCGGCTTTTCCCATATCAATAGGAGGAAAAGATGGAAGTACAGATTGTGAGCATCAGTTCAGATCCGATAGCTCAGATCAGTCTGGCAGCAGGTCTCTGTTACGGTAAAGACGACGTCTCGTTGAAGAGGATCCGGTCTTGTTACGGTGTAGGACACACTTCGATCCTAGAACATGCTCAGGTGCAGTTCAAGATCTCCGGTATCTCCCGTGCATGTTCACACCAACTCGTACGTCATCGTCTGATGAGCTTCTGTCAAGAAAGCCAGCGGTATATTAAATATAACTTCTCTGGTGACGACTGGTACGTGGTGCCTCCCGAGATCAATGGAGTCAAGGACTTCGAAGAAGACTTCCGTGAGCATATGCAGACATGTGCTCGTGAGTACAAAGCTGCTCTTGAAGCTGGTTTCAAACCAGAGGACGCGAGGTTCTATCTCCCAGAAGCAACTAAGACTAACTTGATGGTGACGACTAACTTCAGGGAGCTGTTCCACTTCTTTGACCTTCGTCTTGGCAATAATGCTCAGTGGGAGGTCCGAGAACTGGCTGTCAAGATGCATGACTGTGTCAGAGAGTACGAGCCGGATCTGATCCAGATGTATGATGACAACCGTGATAACACGAAGGTGAAATGATGGACTTGAAGTGGATGCCGAAAGGCAAGGGTCTAGACTACCCGAACCCAGATCTGTTCGAGCCGAGTCGAGCTCATCTCGGTGACGCAGGCTTTGATCTGAAGTGTGCAGAGAACGTCACGATAATGCCACACAGTTACAAGTTCATCTCGTTCGGTATTGCGCTCGAGATACCAGACGGTTACTTCGGGCTTCTTGCTGGTCGTTCTGGTCTTGGCAAGAAAGGCATTGGTCTGACTCACGGTGTCGGCATTGTCGACTCTGGCTTCCGAGGAGAACTCGGTGCTACTTTCATGAACAACACAGGTCACAACATTTGTTTCTACAAGGGTGACCGCATTGCCCAGATCATCATGGTCCCGTACACGACTGGTGATGTAGTCAAAGTTGACAGCATGACGATGTCTGACCGTGGCGAGAACGGTTACGGAAGCACTGGTATCTGATGGGTAGACGAGAAGACAAGATCAAAGAAGTCTGTGAATCTGACTGGGAGAAAGAACCAGAGTACAAGACTTTGGGGTACAACTTCCTGAAGAAGATATTAAAAACGGACTGTGAAGGTCGTCCAGACATAGACTTGGTAGAGAACTTCGTCCAGTGTACGTCCAGAAAGTACCAGATGCTACCAGATGCCATCAGGATCACCAATAGGGGTGATAACACTTTCTCGTACATGAGGACCTTCTGTAATAGAGCTAGTGTCCCTCAGGGGTATCTGAGCATGGTCGTCGCGGAGACACTGTATGACATAGAAGCAAAGTCTGCTTTGATGGCATTCTTGCTTGTGAAAGAGGGAAAGGTTGTGGCCAGGCAACATGCAGACAATTACAACCCGACAATTTACGGCTTACACCGATGGAGCTTGTAGTGGCAACCCAGGTCCAGGTGGTTGGGCAGTAGTCATTGACGAGTCACAGAACATGGGACTTCAGCAGACTGAAGCTTTGTTCGGTGGCTACAGTGAGGAGACAACTAACAACCGCATGGAGTTGACTGCAGCTCTAGAAGCATTGAAGTACATCGTCAATGAAGCTGCTTACGTGAATGACTGTTCTTGTTCAGGAATCATCTACTCAGACAGTGCATATGTAGTCAACGCGATGAACAACGGATGGTTGATGAACTGGGCTGCTAATGACTGGTTCACCAAGTCTGGAAACAGGGTCAAGAACTCAGATATCTGGCGAGAGATGTACGACTGTGTCGTTTCTGCTAAAGATACTTTAGATTCTATGAAGTTCTACAAGGTCAAAGGCCATTCAGGTGTTATAATGAACGAGATGGCAGACCAAGAAGCAGTCCGCCAGAGAGACTTGGCGAAGAAGAAGACCAAGTCAAGGACTTGTTAGGAGTTGCTAGAATGCGAGTAGAGAAGAAGCAGGACAAGAGGAACTTGTTCAAGTCGTTGTGCAACACGATGGCATTCAAGTTCGAGAGGTTCGGCAAGTGGTTCAAGAAGAACCTTCGAGAGATTAGTACGTTTGTCTTAGCAGCAACTCCGATCCTAGCATTGCTTTTCGGTGATGGTCTTTGGTCTGATGGTCACAGTCTCTACTTCGGGCCAGCATCAGGGTTCATCATCTTCTTGGACTTCGCGAGTGTCTTCGGCATCGCGGTGTCATACGAGATCTCGAAGCCGCTTTCTTTGCCGATCCCTCCTAAGGAGTTCACCACTGTCAACGGTGATGTAGTAGACGTCAAGAAGGAAGACTTGGAAGACATGGTCATCTACATGGCACAGCTAGAAGATTGGCTTTATGACAATGGGTACACGAGATAACAAGGGAAGGTACCAGGTGCCTTCTGAGCTTCCCGGGACGCATGTTAGGGTAGATACATATCAAAAGAACTCAAGGGGCCTTAGAAAGCATCTGGTGGCCTCACAGGGGCAAGGGAAGATCATGGCTTACAAGGACTTTAAGAAGTTCAGGGACAAGTGGGACTATGTGGTGGCTAGGACGATCTACCAGATCATCTGGATACTCGCCGTGGTGTTCGAGACTGCCGTCTGTTTCTTCACCCCGGTAGTGATAGTCATCGGAATCATGAAGCTGATCTACGTGCTAATGCACTAAAAACATGCATATTCTTGGCAGTTTTGCACGTATTCTAGGTAGAAGTGTGATATAATGAATACGTGATGAGGGAAACGGTCCCTCGGAAAGTGGCTAGGAGGCCAAGAGATGAAAAAGTTCGAACTCTTCAACGCGATCGAGAATGGCGACCAGCTCATCATTTGCGAGACTGCTTCTGGCATGGCAGTCAATTACGAGAAGATCAACTTCGTCAAAGAGACTGCTTCTAAGCGTCTGGTCTTCGCCACCGAGGATGGCAAGAAGGTAACCCTCAAGGCTGGTAAGTTTGATGCGAACGAGTTCGAGTGCATTGGTAAGAACTCCGATTGTTTCGTGAAGCCTATGAGCTGTGTCTACAACAACAACGGTCGCATCAACTACTACGAGAAGGAAGGCGTTGTAGCTTAGTCTACAACAGAAAGTACTTCGAAGTCAAGCAAGAAAAAGTTGAAAAACTTGCTGATTCTGTGGTATTCTGCACAGAAACTGTGATAATATATTCTTGTAGAGGAAAACAAGGGGTTTTCCAAAGTAGCTAGGAGGCAAAAGATGTTCAACAAGATCAGCGGCACCAAGTGGGAAAACGACAACCAGACCATCATCTGGAAAGACGACTTTGATTCCTTCCACATCACCACCGCCTCTGGTGAGTTCGAGGTCGTCGATTCTTTCGAGCGTGCAGTCAAGGTTGCCGAGTATCTCGAGCAGCGCTAGTCCAGAACATCAAGTAAAGTCCTTAGAGAAGGGAAAGACAATGAAGAACATCATCAAGACCAACGAGATCACCAAGATCGCCACTGATGACATCGCGGCTCACATTGCAAATGGCTGGATGGTCAATCCAGCATTCAACTGTGGCCATCAGGGCGAGATATTCAAGTTTGCATTGGTCAAGGACGGCAAGACCAGGATGTTCTCGATCACCTTGTCAAATGAGCACATCTACGGCAATCTTGTCTATCTGGTAGAGGACTTCGACTTTGGCTTCGAGTTCTTCAATTCGATGCAGACGGCTTGGATCGGTAATGGCGATGAAGTCAAGAAGGAGATCTTCTACAGTGTCTCCAAGAAGCTCAACAACGACAACAATGCTTACACGACTGACGAGGAGTTCTCCAAGGAAGTCAGCGAGAAGCGTTACGAAAGGTTCTCCAACAGAAACTGCAACTACGACAGGTATCTGAATGTGAGCAAGTCTGAGATCAAGAAGTTCCTCAAGAAGGTCCCCGGCTACAAGCGAGTCAAAGAGGAAGACATCAAGTCTCTGGCAGTCTACTTCGACTGGAATGGTGGTAAGCACTACCAGATCTCTTTCTATAACAAGAAAGCTCTTGTTTACAATCTATAAGACTTATGGTATAATTACTTTAGGGGTCGAAAGGCCCCTAAGGTTCTTTGGCTAGAAGGCCAAAGCAAAGTTCCTAGGAGGGAAACAAGATGGCTATCAGCATCACCGAGCTCGAGAGAGAATGGATCGAATCTACGTTCGATGACGGTACCGGATACATCGACGATTCGTACATCGACTATCGAGACAAGAAGTGGCGCGGAGTCCTCTCCTCTCTTGTAGCAAAAGGCGTCATCTACAATGAGGGTGAGGGTCTCTACTACTTCCTGGTAGACAAAGACGAGTTGGTTGACTATTTTAAAAACGAGACGAAGTTCCGTATTGCTCAACAGAAAGCAAGTGGAAGTCTCAGTATCGGTAAGATTGATCTTACTTACAACGAAGCAAAGAAAGTCGCATCCGAGCTGAACTCGTTCGGCAGAGCAAAGTACGTGGTGACTAACTCAGTAGGTGATCTGGTAATCTAGAAGAACTGACATAGAAGTACGCGACAGGAGGGCTTACAGCTCTCCTATTGCTGTATAAACAGCTAGGAGCATAGATGAGGAACAATCTCACGAAGGCTTTGGTTGCTTCTGCTGCTAAGTCCAAACGAGATGAGACTTCATTGGACTACTGGCTAGAAGAGCACAACCTGATCCTCATTCAGGGTCTACTTCGAGATGGATGCAGTTACGGTGAGCTGGCAAAAGAGATGGGCATCAAGAAGTCTACTCTCTATCGCTGGTTGGAAGAAAGCCCGGAGTTCGCACTCGCATTGAGAGATTCGAGGGACGTCATAGACTACAAAGTCGAGAATGCACTACTGAAAGCAGCTCTCGGACATCCAGTCACTGAGGTCAAGACAACGACTGTCATGCGACGTGGAATCGTAGTCGAACAGACTGAAGAGGTTACCAATCGAGAAGAGCCTCCGAGTGTAGCAGCTATCAAGATGTGGCTTATGAACCGTCGACCTGACAAGTGGAGACCAGAGTCGAAGATCAGCTTCGAAGACATGCTTGATGACTCTTCGATCCACATCGAGGTGACAAAAGCTACTGACTCCTCCGCAAAGACGGAAGTGACTACTGAGTCTCCTGAGTCTAAGACGATCGAGATGAGGAAAGCTACTCCCGAGGAGAAGAAAGCAGCTAAGGAAAAGAAGAAGGAAGAGAACAAGGATCGAGACAGCAAAGGCCGTCCGATCACAGTAGTAGAGGAAGAAGAAGACCTAGACTACTGGCCAGATGACTGGGAAGAGGAAGATGATATCTGATCGTAGGTATGGATCTAAGTCAAGTAGTAGGGCGGTGACTAGGTCCAAGCAAGGTACAATGAAGATAACCAAGCCGGTGGGACCAGCATTCGCAAACTTCTTGTTTGACTGGAACTACGAGACATATCTCCTGGTCGGTGGCTACGGTTCTGGAAAGTCCTACCATGTAGCCCTCAAGATCATTTTTAAACTCTTGTCTGAGAAGAGGAAGTGCTTGGTAGTACGTGAAGTAGCTGCTACTCACAATGACTCCACGTTCTCTCTGTTCAAAGAGATCCTCGAAGACATGCATCTGTTGACTGAAGACAGGAACAAGTTATCGCCTAAGAACAACAAGGTGTATGCTAAGAAGTCTCCTATGAGTATCCTGTTCCCCAATGGTTCAGAGATAATCTTCAAGGGTATGGACAACCCGGAGAAGATCAAGTCTATCAATGGCATCTCGATTGTCTGGTTGGAGGAAGCTTCCGAGGTGAAGTTTTCTGGATATGAGGAGCTGCTAGGACGCCTTCGAACTCCAAACGTGTCAATGCACTTCTTCCTGACTACCAACCCAGTATCAACAAGTAACTGGATCTATACACACTTCTTTGTAGCTCTCAATAATGACGGTACACAGAGAGTCATAGTAGACCCAGTAGAGTTCTACAACAAGAAGTGCTTAGTCCATGATGGTATCTATTACCACCACAGTATACCAAGTGACAACCCTTGGCTACCTATCAGATACTTAGCTCGACTAGACGGTATCAGGAACTACGATCCGCCACTGTATAAGGTCGCTCGCTGGGGAGAATTCGGAGTTTCTGGTACTAAGGTGCTACCACAGTTCAGAGTGATCCATCATGGTATGATCGAGAACAGGACTATGGAGCATATCCGTAGCTTGGGCTACAGGAACATGTATATCGGCTTTGACTTCGGCTTCGAGGAGTCTTTCAATGCTGTGGTGTTCATGAGTGTAGACCAAGAGAAGCAGACTCTCTACATCTGGGATGAGATCTACATGAACCATGTCACAGACGACAAGTTCGCAGAACTACCAGAGATGCTACGGTTGAAGGAGCTACAGAAGAGAGCAAGAGAATCTGGTAACCCAGTCCCCATCATTGCAGATAATGAAGACCCCAAGGCGATAACTTACTACCGTCAGAAGGGATTCGAGATCAGAGCATGCAGGAACAAGTTTGCAGGTTCTCGCCTCTCTAACACCCGTAAGGTGAAGAGGTTCCAACGGATACTGTGCCATCGTAGGTGTGTCAATGTGATCAGGGAACTATCAGACTTGACTTATGCTAAAGCAAAGAACGGTGATATGATCCCGGATCAGTTCAACATTGACCCACACAGCTTCAGTGCTATCTGGTATGCATTGGACACCGTCACAGTAGCCGATCTCAAAGACAGGGAATACTATTCGAAGAAAGGCCAGTGGGCATGAGTCGCAAATGGTACATTCTGGTTGGCATCCTGCTTGCTTCGGTCTTTTGGATCCCATCCAGTTACTTCTCCATCTGGTACCAACAGGAGCAATACACCATTGGATACAAAGATGGAGCCGAAGCTGAGAAGAACTTCTTTGAACACAAGCAGCATGTAGCCGGTGATATTAAAAATGGCAAGGGCAGCATCCCACTATACTTACAGAAGGATCCAAGTTGGAAAGACGTCTTCTACGCTGGTGGTACTGTAGGTGACAATGGATGCGGGCTTGTGTCTCTGTGCATGGCACTGGAATACTTGAATGGTAGTCATGTGACTCCAGATAAGTTAGCTGGTATCGGCAATGAGAACTGGATCACAGACTCCATGACCGATCCAGACCGGATGTGTGAGTACGCGTCTAAGGAATGGAATGTCAAGTGGGATGGAGAGACATGGGACTTTGATTCCGCATTGGATGAAGTCTCCAATGGTGCAGTATGCATTGCATCTATGTCTGGTAAGCTCGGTGAGAGGACGTACCAATCACATATCGTGTTGGTCTACAAAGTAGCCGATGGGAACATCTACTTACGTGATCCAGATGATGGGACCAACTCCATAACACCATTCACCCGTGAGGACCTCTCAGAAGCTACCTGGGGTCCTTTCAATGTCATTAAGGTATAGATAATAGTAGGTGCAGTTAGGTGGCCTCAGATGTCATCTGGTTGCTTCAAGAGAAAGGGGCAAGTCCCCATTAGCATTACAAGCAATGAAGCTAGGAGGACGAATGCCACCTGAGAACTTCTGGGATGCCATTGGCAGATCACTTGAGAAAGCTACTGGTGACATAATAGTAGCAGCGCTGGTGATCGTAGCAATTGTCTACATCATGGCTAAGTACTACATCCCAGCCAGAGAACGTGACCGTGAGCATAGGCATGAGCTAGAGAACAAGCAACTGGAGATAGAAGCACGTAGGCAAGAAGATGACGTGTCCATAAGGAGAGCCAATGTAGACCAGATGGCACACCAGATCGAGATCCTGTCTAACCAGTCTGAACTGATCAAAGCATTGACTTCACAGATCTCCAACATGGAGATGCAGAACGAAGTCATAAGGGCTCAGATACTTGACTCAAAGAGTCACTCAAACGAGCTTGGATCCAAAGTGGATGAGATACAAGACGAGGTGCATGACATAAGCACCAAAGTAGGAGACATCCACATAGCAGTGTTGAAGAAGGAGGTGTAGAAGATGAATGATCGAGAACTGTGCCTGCATGTGTTGAGTGTAGACCAGCGACTCATCACCATCATGTCTGGTAAGTTCATTGTCCAGAACGGCATCAATGTAGATGCTATAAAGATTGACTTCGACTCAGAGTGGGACGGTCTTACAAAGCAGGTGATATTGTCAAATGGAGTAGATGACCCCAAGCGGTTTGTCTATGAGCCGCCCTATTTAAAAATACCGTCTACTTTGATTGATGAAGATGGCAGTGAGCTAGAAGTATCTGTACTTGGTTACAAGGGCAGTGAACTTCGAATGGTCACAGCAAAGATGCTCAACCGTCTGAAGGTAGTCAAGTCTGGCAGTGTAGATGCTGGTGAAGTAGAAGATGACGTGAAGGACATCTGGGGTGACATCCAAGATGCTCTAGGTAAAGTCACCGGCTATGAGACAGAGATTGAACAGGCAAAGCAAGACATCACAGAGGCGTTGTCTAAAGTAGATCCATTGGTCGAGAGGATGCAAGGCTCGATACAATCTTCTGAGAAGGCTACACAGGACGCGAACAAGGCGACTAAGAACGCCAATGACGCAGCTGACCTGGCAAACAAGGCGGCGCAAGCGGCTGCTGACCGTGTCTTCTACGCGTATCCAGATCCCACTGCAGATGACGCGATCATTGTCCAGTATCCGGCATTCCTTGAATCCTCCGATGGAGGGTCTATCTATATGAATCTAGAGGAGGCATAAGATGGCCGACATCTCAACTACTAACAAGAAAGCAAGGGTCCCGATCCTCGGTGAGAATGGTCGCATCAGTGATGCTTACCTTCCTCAAGCAGTAATTGATGCAGAGGCATCATCTAAGACTTATGCTGAGAACGCGAAGTCTTACAGTGAGTTGGTCAAGAAGGATGCTGAGAGCGCAGCTTCTAGTGCTGCAAGTGCAAAGGCGAGTGCCGATGCTGCTCGTGAGGGTATCTCCTCAATCGATGAGAAGGTGACACATGCAGGACAGTTCGCAGAGGCATCTTCTAGTTCCGCTACTGAGGAGAACAATTATTTAAAACAAGTGACTGCAGTATCTGATACAGTAAGTGGGATTGCTTCTAGTGTAGCAGAGAACGCGCAGGTAGCTGAGACTTTTGCAAATAAGTCTAAGGAGAGTGCTGCTTCTGCGCTCACTGCTTCTACTAACGCTGTGAATGCCAAAGTAGATGCCGAGGGCTACCGTGACAGCGCGAAGTCTTACAGTGACAATGCTAAGGCAGATGCTGATACATCTAAGAACATCCTTGAGTCTGTGAAGGCACAGAAGGCAGATGTTGACTACACTGTCCAGCAGTTCAATGCAGATGCTACTGAGTACAACACCAAGTTCAATGGCTATGTCTCTGAAGCTAGAGAGAGTAAAGAAGCAAGTGCTGCTTCCGCTACTAGTGCATCTGAGTCCGCAGAGAACGCGAACACCTCAG